ATGGTTATAACATCACAAAAAGACAAAGAACGCATGGTTTGTCTGTCAATTGACAAATACATGGAGCAAGGCCTCAAGAAGTCTGAGGCTGTGCGGCGGACAATGAGTGACTTCAACTACGCAACAGAAGCTGCTATCTACAACATCTATAAGCGTAATAAAACGAAAGGAGGAAATCATAATGACTAACGATATCCCTGACGTTAAGCCAAAAGGTCGATATTCTATTAAGGAAACGGCAGAAAAATTAGGGATAAGTGTAACAACCGTATATCGCTATATTAAAAGCGGATTCCTTAAGAATAGCATCAGACAGAATGGGCGAATTATTATTGCTGGGTCTGAAATTACCCGATTTTGGGGTGGTGAGTATATATAATATATAATAAGGTGTAAATATGGAAAAGGAGATACAAGAAGCAATCACATTATTAGAATCCCAAGGTTACGAGATTACTCCACCGCAATCTATCTCAGTCATAAATGAAGAGTTTGAAAAATGGTGGAAGATGTATGGTAAGTGTGTTGGTAAGCAAAAGTGCCTTAAAAAATGGATGCACATGACTAAGAAAGATAGAGCTGCTTGTATAGCAGCTACACCTAAATATGTTGCATCTATTACACAGAAAGTTTTCCAAAAGCATCCTCTTACCTATCTTAATTCCCGTGCTTGGGAGGATGAAATATATTCTGAGTATGACGAAGTACAGCAACAACAGCAGCGAACAGAGCTTAACTTTGCAAAAACGGCAGCAGAGGTCTTTAACGCAGATTAATTTTGAAGAATGGTTAAAAAATAATTATCCTTTAATAAGTGAACGAAAAGAGCCAGTTTCTTCGTTAACTTCTGCTCTTAAAGATACCAATACATTAGCATCTTTAGATAATGATTACGAAGATGGGTTCGCTCTTAAATGGGTTAAAGCTCAATTATTAGATACCTTTAGACTTCTCGGTGCTGGAGGTTCTGTTAATAGTCTTCAAGTTGTCTTTATGGCAAGGCGAATAAGATATATCTACTACTATCTATCACCTACCGAATTTACCTACTTTTTGGAATCATTGATAGGTGGAGGCTACGGAAAGATATATGTAGGTAATACTATCAACCCTCAGAATCTTATGGAGGCGTTGCAAAAGTTCGATACCGAAAGGGCAAAGATATTATCTCAGATGGAATCTGATGCTAATAAAGAGCGAAAGAAGAATGTAAAGGCTGATATTAATACTGTTAATGCTATCTGTCATAAGATACGTAAGGAGTTGACTATTAAGCTTATGGGTTCTAAAGCTTGCAATGAATACAAACCGTTTAACGTTAATAAAAACAACAATGAAAATTGAAATCAAATCAATGACTTTACAGAACTTTAAGAAGGTTCGGAGTCAAGAAATTAACTTTAGCCATAATATGGTTATTAGTGGCGCAAATAAGGTAGGCAAGACAACTATCTACGATGCTTACCTTTGGGTTATCTTCGGTATTATTAGCAAGAAGAATGCTACTGTGCAACCTCTTGATATTAATAATGACGTTATTCATCATCTTGAAACCTCTGTCACTGTGGTACTTAACTACAATGATGAGCGAGAGGTTAAGGTTCAGCGTATTCTTTCGGAGAATTGGAAGGGTAAAGGAACAGCAGACGAAAAGCTACAAAGCACTACGCAGGAGCGACTTATTAACGACGTTCCTTTGTCTCAGAGGGATTTTAATGCAAAACTCGAAGAGCTTTGTCCGCTCAACAGATGGCTCGTCCTGTCTAATATCAATATCTTTATGACTTACAAAATTGATGACCGCCGCAAAATGCTTATGTCGTTGGCAGGCAAAATCAATGAGGAAGAATTAATGAAGCCTTATCCTATGGTATATAAGGGCGTAATCGAAGAAAAGAAAGAGCTCTCCGACATGCTTATACAACAGAAGGCAACTAAGAAGAAAGCGGAAGAGGAGTTGGATAAGATACCAGCAAAAGTCGAAGCACAGGAAGCCCTTAGAGTTGATGCCGATTTTACTGCTCTTAAAGCACAGAAGACAAAGATTGATGCCGATATAGCAGCAATAGATGCGGCATTGGAGGGAACGACTGAGAAAGACCCTGCTATGGAAGAGTATCTCAATAAGTTGCAAGCGCATAACGTAAAGGTTGCGAATGCACAGAAGATATGGCAAGATGCTAAGATTAAGGCGATTGATGAGCTTACGAAGAAGATTTCTACGGCTTCAACGAAACTTAATGACATTAAATCTGCATATACTACCAATATGGAGGCTAATAAGAAGAATAAGACTTCTTTGGCAGAGGTCACTATTAATTTCAATGACAAGATTAAAGAATGGAATGATGCTAACGAAAAGGAATTTAGCTATCAGCAAACAGATGTTTGTCCAGTTTGTGGTCGTCCTTATACGGACGAAATGAAGGCAAAGGAGTATGATAACGCCGTTGCCGAGTTTAATAAGAATAAATCAGACAAGCTCGCGAAATTACAGAATGAGGCTGCTCAGATTAAGCAACAGATGACTGTCCTCAAAGGTAATATCAATACCTATGAGCAGATTACAAAGACACAAGATGAGGATAAGGTAAAGAATGCCCAATCTGAGTATCAGAAGCTAATTGACGAGCGAACAGAGAAGCAGAACAAAACTTGGGAAGCTGCTGCGGAAAAGGTGGTCTTTGATAAAGACCTCGTCGATATTGAGGCAAGTAAGCCTGTTGCGAAGGTTGATGCTACAATCGAAGAGAATAAGGAGAAAAAGAAGACCCTTACTTCTCTGCGTGACGAGTTAGTTAACAAAATCGCAGGCGAGGAGACTAATAAGCGTATTGATATTGAGAAAGAAAAGCTCAATAATCGCTCTGTTGAGTTATCTCAGATTATCGCTGATTGCGATGAAGTTATTAGACAAATCAAAGCTTACAAAAAAGCAAAGATTAATCTTGTTGAAAAGAAGGTTAATTCTTACTTCTCCCTCGTCCGTTGGAAGTTCTATGAGCAGAATAAGACCAATGACGATGAGAAGGAAATCTGCACCGCTATTGACAATGACGGTATCGACTACGATAACACAAATGATGGAACTGTCATTGATATGGGCGTTGATATTATTAGTGGTATATCTAAGGCTTCTGGTATCTTCGTACCTCTGTTCGTTGACCGCAAGGAATCAGCAGAGCACATCGTCCCCGTTGAGCAACAGATTATCTACTTGCAATGTATCTACGGGCAGCCATTGGAGATAAAATCAATTTAAAATTTAAATATAGAAATTATGGAAGAAACAAAAGATTTGACTGTATCACAGTCTCAGAAAGGTATTAACATCTTCGGCTCTATTGAAGGTTTTGAAGCAGGACAGAGAATTGCAAAAGTATTTGCATCTTCTTCTTTTGTCCCTGATGTCTATAAGGGCAATATTGGTAATTGTATGATAGGACTCAATATGGCTATTCGTATGAACGCTGACCCTCTGATGGTTTTACAGAACCTTGTTGTTGTTCATGGAACACCTACGTTTGAAGCGAAGTTTGCCATAGCTTGCTTTAATGCAACGGGCAAATACTCTACACTTAGCTATGCGGAAGTTGGAGAAAGAGGTAAAGATACTTGGGGAATGTATGCCTATGCTATCGAATTGAAGACGGGAGAGGTAAAGAAAGGTCCTATTGTTACAATTCAAATGGCAAAGGATGAAGGTTGGTATTCCCGTAACCCTAAATGGAAAAGTATTCCAGAATTGATGCTTCGTTATCGTTCCGCTTCTTGGTTTATTAGAACGACCGACTCTGGTATCATGATGGGCTTTCAGACCAGAGACGAGGCAGAAGATGCAGATTATGAAGAGATTCCTGCCACTAACGCTTCTATTGAGCAGCTTTCAGCCGAAGAGAAGCTTGCCCAAGCTCAGCAGCAAGAGGAACAGCAAGCTAATTCTCAGTCACTCGATATGAATAATGGCGAGAAAAAGGAAGAAAATAAAGCTGCCGATAATCAGCCAAGCGACACGCAAAAAGCCGCTGATACCGCAGAAAATGCGGCTCAAACCAAGCGTAAGGCTCAGCCGATGGGTAAGCAAGAAATGCCTGATATGTTTAAGCAGCAGTAGAACGACAGATAGGAGAGGGAGAAATCTCTCTCCTATATATAATAAGGTATAGAATATGCAATTAGTTACATTAGGTAGTGGAAGCTCTGGTAATGGGTATATCCTACAGAATGATGATGAAGCACTTATCATAGAATGCGGAATGCCATTAAAAGATGCCGCAGAAGCACTTGGAGGAAATCTTAAAAAGGTTGCTGGTTGCCTGATTACTCATAGCCACAGCGACCACGCAGGGTTTATTCGTCAGTATGCACGACCTTTCAATATCTTTGCAACCAAAGGTACTTTGGAAGAGAAAAAGATAAAGGAGGATGATTTTCATTACAATGTCATACCGATGCTGAAAGAGTTTTGTATTGGTAACTTCGTTATAAAGGCTTTCGATACAGTTCACGACACAAAAGAGCCTTGTGGCTTTATCATTTATCATCCCGATATGGGAGATATGCTTTTCCTCACGGATAGCCATCATATCAAATATAAGCTATCTTTTCCGCTCGATTATATTCTTATCGAATGTAATCATACCGATTCATTGGTTGAAAAGAGTATAAAAGAGGGTATTATTCCTAAAAAGGTTGGCATAAGAGCAAAGGCTACTCACATGAGTTTGGAAAGATGCCTGAACTGCTTGAAAGAGAATAAGTTACAAAGAACGAAAGCGATTGTACTTATTCATATGAGTGCAAATAATGGCGATGCAGAATTATTCTCTTCTGAGGTAGCGAAAGCAACTGGTAAGGCGGTTTACGTTGCGAAGAAAGGACTCTCGTTGGAGTTGATAAAATGAAAACTTTTGAAGAAATATCGTATTTGCATATCATAGAGCAACTACAAGAACAAGTTAGATTGCTTACCGATGAAAATAAGTTATTGCGTAAATCAATAAAACGTTATTTACATGGAGAAAGAAAATGAAGAGCCTTGTTGCGGTAATTGTATTTCATTTACAAATGAAGATGCTCTCGGTGGAGGTTGTTGCTGCGACAAAGAAGAAGGTACAGTTTGTTGGGAATGGTGTAATAAACATAAATACAGATAATTATGAAAATTAAAGCAAAACAGATTAATAAGTGGGTAAAAAAAGCCTACGATAATGCTGTCAAACATGGATGGCATGAAGAAGAAAAGTCTAATGCGCATTGGTTAATGATGGTTTGCACAGAAGTAGCAGAAGCCATACAAGCTGACCGCAAAGGAAACTATATGGACGAACTTGACAAAGAAGGTCTTAAAACTGTACTTATTAACGACAATGGTGGCAGTTTGTTCAACAAATACTACTCAGATACCATAGAGGGAAAAGTAGAAAGCGAGTTGGCCGACATTTGTATTCGTGTCTTTGATTTAATGGGTGTTTGTAATATTTTGGCAAAGAATGGTTTTTCCACATCTAACTCTGAGGTTAAGTATGCTAAACAGCATAGCTTTACTGAGAATGCTTTAATTGTTACAAGAACTATTGTTTCGTGCACCCTCAACCCATCTATAAGAGTAAAGGCAGAAATGTTCTATGTCTTATATGAAAGTATTCTTTCCTTCGTATTTGAATGGGCAGAAGCACTTGGAATCAACCTTGTACAGCATATTAATCTAAAGATGCGCTATAATGAGACCCGTGAGTATCATCACGGAGGAAAGAAATACTAAAAGAAATAAGGCGGCTGCTCTTCACGAGTAACCGCCTTTGTTATCCTAACAATCTTTTACTTAGACATAACCTATTGAAAACTAAGAACTATCAAAAAAACTTATATTTTTTTTCTTCTTTTTATATATTGCCAAGATATCATACCTATCATGAAGAGAGGCACGAATACCGCCGTAACCTTACCTAATCGTAAGAGTGCTGCATCTGTTTTATTCATTGGCTTCTCTATATACACGGGATATGGCACAGAATCTTGTTTAGCCTTATTCAAGGAATCGATTTTGAGTCGATATTTGCTTAGACTATTCTTATATGATTTATAGTAAGAAACACTATCTCTGAGCTTCTGTACAAAGCTCTCGGAGTAGTTATGACTTTCGTAATGATATTTATCTTTTCTTATTATATTTCCTTCTTTATCAACCGTTACAGAAGTGCTATCTCTGATATGGTTTGTTTCTGACTTGCTCGTTTCTTTCAGCTCACTCTGCTTACTTTGATAGAGTTCGAGCGTTGTTAAAAGTCGGGTATTGAATATCGAATCCCAATGCGACTGCTTATCGCTGATATAAGTCTGTCGGGTAACCACCTTCGGGGTAGCCGTACATCCGATAACTATCTGTGTCATAAGAAACAGAAGCATTGAAATTGATAAACAATAAAACAAATCTTTAACCCTTTTCATAAGCTATGTTGTTATATTAAAGGCTTTCAAAGCTCTCTTCCAATATTTGGTTCTGCTCGACAAGCCGTTTGTTCCACCATTAATTTTCTTTGTTACAGCAAGAATATTATTCTTATCCGCTACGGCATTCAATCCTCTTATCAGCCAATACCACATACCGCTTTTTACTGCTCCTTTCGGTTGTTCCAAGAGCTTTGGCTCTGCTACAACATCACCTTTGCAGTACTTTGAGTTCGTGTAAGCTTGATAATTCGCCCTTCCTGTTAAATGCAAGAAGCCACGACCTTTATATCTGTAGCCATCTCCCTTTTGAGTATTACCCAACATCTTTGCGAGTTTACCGACCTCATACTTATGGCAATAGTCAGCATTACCGATTTCTCGTATATGTACCAACTCTGCGGTTTCGTGAGCCACTTGCGCAAGGAAATTTGCCATACGAATGGGAGTGTTTATATTAAAGGCATCTGCATAGGCATTGATATAAGGAAGATATGTATCAATCCTTTCTCCAGCTTTCGGCATGATGGCTTCCATTTGTTCTTTTGTTACTTTCATTTTTTACCCTCCGTTGCTTTAAATCCTTCTTCTAAGGCATCGCCAACACCTTCGCTTTTAGATTTTGCAAGGGCTACGACAAATGCTTTAATGAATCCTGTTATTGTCTTCTTCTCTACTGATACGCCACGCACAAATAAGAAATGCCCTACTATGCTTGGGATTTCTATTCTTGCCGCAATAAATGCAGTAACAACCCATCCACCCCATATGTAATTAATGTCAAGCTGCGGCAATAGAGCTTTACCAAGAGATACACCTAACATTATGTAGATAAGGTAGTCTACGAATTTATTTGCAGTTCTACGTCTTGCCCGTGATACTCTGAACTCATATCTATCCGCAAGCAGAAGATTTTTATCTTCTAAAGCATTCTTATGGCGAAGACTACTCTCTTCGCAGCCAAAACGATAGTCAGCGATTATGAGTAGAACGATAGCAATAAGCATCCATCGAGTATCGAGTAACATGCAACTCAACTCATCCCCGAATAGCACCATCCCTGCTGCTCTTGTACCTGTATTTCCTATCTGTGCTACCATATTTTGTTTTTTTGTTGCAAAGATAGTTTTTTAGGTTAACATTTCGATAATAATACTGATATTCGATATAAACAAATAAAGAGGAACTTATAAAAGCCCCTCTTTACGAATGATTCAAACTGTATATCTACTTCAAAAAGTATTCTCTAATATCGTATACCCCATCCTTATCTTTTAGTAGGTCAATGGCTAATCTGTAGGCATATTCTACAAGTTCCTCTTCGCTTATATCAGAAAGAGATTTCTCTCCCTTTATTGCAACTATGGTTTCCCCGTGGTCGCTTATTACCTGATTCATTGCTATATACAGCGCATAATCATTGTAATACGGCTTATCCTCCATACAGAAGCCTAACTTCTCCATTTCATCCAACCATTCTTGCATATTCCATGTAGCTTCGGGATTCATCTTACCGATAATATCCAACGCCTCATTCTTGGTAAGATAGTTCTTCCACTTTATAGCGCAAAGCTTATCAAGATACTCTTGCGCCAACTCTGGGTGCTTTGCTGCCATATCTTTCATCATGCAGCGCATCGTGTTACCGAATATGTGCATATACTTCACGTTAGTTGATGATGCCATTATCCCGTAAAGTTCATCAAACTTACTCATAATCTCTTTTGCTTCCATATTGTCTTGTATTTATATATGTGATTATTCTGCTGTTATCAGACTTCTCAACTCTTCAAAATCATCCTTTGTAAAGCTGATACTCTTCTTGCTGCCAAAGAAGATAGTCGTTATGATGTTGTCGGGCAAATCAATAACCAAAGCACCGCTATCAATGCGGCCTTTAATAATTCCGAAATCAAACTCATAATTGCTTATATTTTCCAACATCTGCATAAGGTCTGAGAATATGGTATCAGCATCTATGTTGCCGTCTTCATCGGCAATGAATAGGGTAGCGTTGTCAATGCTCTTGCCCCAACTATCCTTATTCTTTGCGATGATATTGTGCGCTGCACGTTTCATGTAGACGGAAGGAATTGCCAATGCAGGGTTCTCCTTCACCATGTCACTTATTCTTGCGTCTGCCCACAGGTCTAACGATGTAAGCAGCTTCTCTTTAAGTTCCGTTATGTTCATTTCTTAACTCCTCCTTTCTTTGTTTTGTTGTACCATACGAGGTATTCTTGCCAAGTTTTGTCGCTGTGGTTAGTCATATAATCGTTGAGCATGGCAGATTTCTGCTCCTCTGCCTGCGCTACTTCTTTTCTCAGTCGTTGCATCAAGGACAAGTGTTTCTTCAATGCCTCCTGTCCTTGCTGAGTGCTTTCGATACGAGGGCGTATGATACGCAACTCCTCATCTTGCACTAACTTTGACACATATTGTAAGCTATTAACGTACTCCTGGTTTTGCATCAAGTACTGCCTTTGCGCCCCTGTAAGATTATCCTCAATCTTGTCGATTTCATCCCATAAAGGGGTGGAAGACTGCTGCGCTTGCATATTGATAGATGCTCGCTTCTGCTGTATTGCCTCATACATCTTCTGTAGCTCTGCATCCAACACCTGAGGCTGCTGTTGCTGACTTATACCCATATCCAATAATGGGCTGTTTCCAAAATTCATCATAATCAATATCTTTAAGTTGGTGATATATTACAGAGAGGTGAGAGGGCATCCACCAACGAGGGCAAACACCCCTCACCAACTCATTTCTTTTTAGTCCTTTTTACAGACTTCCTTGCTGCTCTGTTACGCTCCTGTACTGGGAGTGGAGGGAGCGGTGCAATTACAGCCGTAGCTGCCGTAGCCCGAAACTACTGGCGTAGATGGGAGTACCAACTGACCACGAAGACAGTTACATGTCTTCTCGTTCACGTAAGCCATCATCAGCTTCTCCTTGTAAGGAGTGAGGGCTTCCATTACGGCCACCTTCTTGTCAAGGTCGCAATACTTTGCTTGCAGCGCATCGTACTGGTCTCTCTGATTCTTGTACAGACCGAAGTCCGCATCAATCTGAGACTTGTACAGACCGAACTCAGCTTGCATTGCACGGCGGTTCTCAGCGTTGATAGCATCTGTAGCACCCTTGTACATAGAGAACTTCTCTGCGATGTCAGTTTCACGCATAGCGTAGAAATTTTTATCAGTGTCGAGCTTCAAACCGAACATGTCGGTAAGCAGCTTCACCTCATCAGCGCATTCCTTCTCCATTACCTGCAAGGCGGTTGGCTGATTTGAGCTTGAGTTAGCTCCGTAAGTGTTGATGTTTACGTTCTCAGGCATATTGCTGCCACCGAGAGAGCCAAATACACCACGACCATTGCCGTTTAGCAAAGCTAAAGCCAAGCCACCGATGCCAATGCCAAGTGCGGTTCCTGCCAAACCCTTGCTGGCATACTCTTTTTTACCATCTTCGTAGATTTTCTTCTCTACGACCTTTGCATCTGTCATTTCCATGATACAATCTTTTTTAAGTTATCCTTAATATTAACTAACACTATTGTAACGTTACGGATGCAAAGATATAGAGAATATTGGAGAGCAAATATAACTCTATCACACTTTCTTTTAGTGGTTGATTATCAGTGTTTTAAGGTGATAGTAGGTAATATCATTTTGAGCTAATATATATTTTTAAAACCCACGAAATCGGGGGAATTAAAATCTTTTCCAATGTTTGCAAGATTGGAAAGGATTGAAAACAAAAAAGAGAGGCAATCATTTACCTCTCTTACTCTTAATGTAGTGAAGAATATCCCACTTCTTAAAATATCTCGTATGTCCTCGCTTCTTGCATTCACCATTAGGAATGTCGCCTCTCGCTACCATCCTGTTCAATGTAGCATCAGAAACGTGCAGTTTCTCCTTGACTTCCTCGGTGCTCATCATCGGGTTGAGCATATCTGGAATAATATCACACAGTCTATCCAAGTCCTCGTCGCTCATTCCGCAAGCAGTGACCTTTTCACCATTTCGCTGCTGCTCGTCAGCCTTAAAGCAAGCATCACTCAGCGACTTCAAAGCCGTGCCGAGCAACTTATAATTTAGTATCTTTCCCATATTATGCACAGATTTTTCGTCCTAACTTGGTTTTGCTGATAAACATATCTGCAAATCCATACAAATAAAACATTGCCGTTACTATCATGACTGTGAAGCACGAATCAATCATATCTTGAGTTGTGTACCAACTCCACTCTACAATATGGGCAGCGTTGATACCGAAGAAGTAGAAAAATGGTATTCTATATCTCCAACAAAGGAAAAAGAATCGGCTTGCTAATATCAAAACCATAGGTAAAATATAAACCATAAAATAGATGAATAAATAGCAGGGAAAATTCTCATTATTAGTTATGAACATTTCCCTTGGATGCTGACTAAAATCCCACATTCCATAAGCGTGTAAGCACATAATAATTATTGGAACGTACTTACAGAACCAGCGGAAGAACTTCAAGATTCTCCGTGAATATCTGTTACCATGTTTCATCAGCAAATCCATAACCTCGCTGACGTCTTTGTCTTGTAACCAGCTTAATAGGTCGCTTTCATCTTCTTTATTCATAATTTTCGGTTTTAAGATTCAAAAATAAGATGGTTGCAAAGTTACACTTTTGTGGCAATAACGCAAGAAAAATGCCATTTTGTTAACGTTAAACTTTGCTAAACCATCATATTGTTACCAATGGCGGTATTTTACTACCAAACTGTTACCCAGTAGGTCAAAAACACGTCCAAGAACCCTGCCACCTCTGCCATATACCACACAGGCTTATATCTTTCGTCATCGTCCGAACAGCTTACGAGTAGCAGATAGATAAGAGCTATTACAGCCGTTGGAACCCAGCATACCGACATACACCAGCCCACGCACCCTGCCGCAGCTACAATAGCCCCTCCTTTGTGAATAGGGTAGGCGTCAGCATCGAGATAGTTGGGTGCCGCACCAACAAACATCAGTCCTGCGCAACCTATGAAGGCGAGGCACTGAACACCCTTACCTGTGTCGAGCATACACACCATCATCAGTACCGCACACGTAACGATTACAGCCGTAAACACCCAGCCATAGTTTCGTTTGCGCTTATCGCCAATTACATCGCTGCCCGTACAGTTCTGTAACTGGTAATATATATCGCTCACCATCGAAGGGACACCAAACCTCATTGCTGCGAGGAGCAAAAATCCTCCTAATAGAAGAAATGAAATAACACTTAGTATATACATAATCTTTTCGTTTTAATTAGTTAAACATTATTATCATTTTATTGACATCAACAAAATGGTGCTACACTTTGAGATTTAGCTTTTCAGGATAACCTGTCTTGTAGTTATAAGCCTCTACCTCCTCAATGGTTGTCAGCTTATTGACCTCTGCCTGATGAGTAGCGGTCACATTGTAGCAATCCTTTGCATATACCTCAATAGTACAGATGAGGTCTTGAGCTACCGCAATGGGCATGACAAAACACTTTCCATCAAGCCAAAGGCTCGTCTCTTCTCGACCCTTATAAGCAATTCGCTCATTACCGTCGAATACTCGGTCTCTTAAATTAAAGTCGAGCCAATGTTGTTCTCCGTTAAGGTAAAACGCATTGACAGCAGGGGATTTGTCGTAGGCTGTGATTTCGGCTATTTTTTCTGCCTTAGCTTCTTCGAGTTTTAAGGCATCCAGCTTTGCAGAGAATTGCGCAAACGCTGCCCTTACTTTGACTTCATCGAACGTAGCTTTTGGCAAGGTACACTCGTAGCACTCATAAGCGTTCGTCTCCTTATTGTACTCAGCATTGATGTGATATACCACCATGTCTCCGTACTCGTACTTTTGTCTGTACTGACCTTGAGGAATAAAGGTCTTGATAAAATTAATTTTCTCCATAATCTTTTTTTTAATTTTTATAGTTATACTTTATTCTAATTTTCTTCATATTTACGCAAAAGACTCTATCTTTATGTGGCATCATCGCCCATGCCTTTCTCCTTATATTAAAGGAGTCGTAATGTGCAAGAACACCCATCAGGCTGTTGATGCGGTTTACGTACCTCTGCAACACTTCACCTTTAGGGTCGGACATCATTCCGAATTTATCTATCACGTCATATAGATGTTCCACGGTCCGTGAGTTTGGGAGAGTTCTGCCTGGGCGAATTAATGCGCCTGTAAACCTCACTCCGCTCGATGCCATCTGTAGGCTAACCTTTCGTGGATGCAGTGTAAGTCCAAGTTCTTCTAACAGATAGTTTCTCGATTCTTGTAGGATATTCAGAAGTAGATTTCTATCTCTACTGATAACTACGAAATCATCTACATATCTGCCATACCCACCATCTTTACCTACTCGCTCTATCATCAACTTATCGAATGAAGACAGCAGAAGGTTTGCAAGAAGTTGTGATGGTAGGTTTCCGATTGGCAAGCCGATACCTTCTCCGCAAGTGAATAGCGACTTGTTCTTCGGCAGCTTATTCCACAAACTCAAATCACCCACCTTTACACAGTTCTTCGTCGGGTCGTGCAAGACAACTTTCTTCCATAGCCACAGCCACCATTCTATATCACTTCCATGATACTTTTCCCTGATAACCTTTTCAAGGAGGTTATAAAGGAGCGAGCGATTTATACTCATAAAGAAACCCTGTAGGTCGCATTTCAGCACCCACGCTTCCTTGGTATAGTTCTCGCTCACTCGCTTTATTTCCTTCTTTACATCAGTGATGCCGTAATCAGTTCCCTTACCCACACGGCAGGCATACGCCTTGTCTGTCATTTCGCCTTCGAGTATGTCTGCAAATTTAATCGCAAGCAGATGGTGTACTATCCTGTCTCGGAATGCAGCACAGAACACTTCCCTTAGCTTTGGTCTCGTTACACAGAAAGTCTTGCTCTTGCTTATCTCGTATATCATCGAGTTGAGTTCGATGTATAGCTGATAATTGTTCGCAATATAGTTCATCTGGTATTCGATGCAACCATCTGTCGAACCTTTATGTTTACAGCAGTCGTAATAGGCGACATACACCTCTTCTATCGTAACATACTCTTTCTCAAGTTTCATTTTTTAATGACAAATACAGAGATAATCGTCACTACCTGATAATCGAAAACTGGCAAAACTACGTTGCTGTTCGACTTGTTGTTGTTGTTCGCACTACTACTGTAGTTCCAAGCGTTCGTAGCATTGTTCTGCGTATCTCGGTATTTTCTCCGTTTTTACGGTCTGAACACTTCTCTTTTCAGAGTTGCGTGTTAATACCCCTTGTCACTTTAGTGACGGCACCCTCGTGTTGCCTACAGCTTCACGACTCTCACCTTTGCGCTTTTGCTCTGCCTTCTGCCATCCATACGCCTCTCTCAATACCTTCTCCGCTAAATGATTAAGGTTGGTAGCCTGCTTCTTGTCTAAAAACTCAGCATCCGTGAGGAGGTTGATCCTTGAGTTGACTTCCGACATGAGTAATATATATTCATGGATACGCTCTTCTCTTTCCGTCCAGCTCTCGTTGATTCTGCGTATCATATCGAGGGCTGCGCAAGCCTTGCTGACAGCCTCATTATAGGTGCTGTATCTCACAATCTTGCTGACGGTCTTGCTGTACTTGAGAAGTATCTTGCACAAGACGAGCGTATCTTTGTATATAAACAAATTCTCTGTAAGTGCCATTTTTTCGAAAAGAGATTTAAAGAGATGAAGAGACAAAGAGATTAACAAGCGAAAACTGGCAAAACTACGAGGCTGAGCGACTTGACGCCGCTGCTGCCCGCACTACTACTGAAGTACCAAGCGTTCGTAGCACTGCTCTGCGTAGAAGTCCACCTGTATTTTTTCATTACGAAGTTGTAGTAGTCTGTCGCAACCGTCTCACCATACAAGGTTTCCAGCACCTGTTTGATGATACCGATATTGGCTACGTGTACGTATTCCTGACCAACCGACATGACAAATCCATGCAAATCCTCACCGCCAAGGTTGAATATCTGACCATAGGCATAATCAAAGGCTGGCACAGACAAGCTACGCTCCTGAGCCTCCTGCCTGATAAGAAATGAGGATGATTCTCCGTTATAGTAATTTGCATCATTCACGTTATTTCCGTTCAGAGCAATAGAATCGAACTGCAAGTTCTGCGTACACCACGATGTACTTATCAGTTTTGATACATTCTTAATATCGCTTGTGCGAATACAGAAAGTACCATGATTGATAGAAAGCGAAGCGTCTGCCACCTTGATAGCTACTGCGTCATCAGCGTTTCTTCCTGCGGCCACCCAGTCTTCGATGTAATATTCATTTTTATTCGCATCAACGACAAAGATACCTGCCTTGAACTGGTAGAATCTGTAGTCGATAAGTCTCTGAGGAACATTTGCCGTATAGATTCTCGAGTTCTTGTTGAAGCTGACATTGTAGCCATCTTGGTCGTTAATGACAACTGTGTACTCCTTCTTATAGGGCACGAATACTGTAACCTGACCTTTTGCGTCCGTCTGATAGGTAGTGTCTTTCTTGTCAACTGTCACAATAACAGGAATACCTTCCCAAGCTGTACCCACGTTCTCAACATACTTGGTAGCAGTGATGATTACCTTTTCCATGCTATCCTCGTTATATGGCAGATATTCCACATTGATATTGCGGCTACCCAGCACGGCAGTATAACCTTGAGGAGCAATAGGCTGAGCATTGCCGTATTCGGGTAACACTACCTGATAATAGTTGCCTCGGTCGATGATAAATGTAACCTTTCCCTCTGCGTTGGTAGTATAAGTCTGTGGTGTCTTGCCGTTGTTCAAGAATACATTAATCTTGATACCAGCCACCTTGATAGAGTCTACAGAAGAGGCAATGGTAACGGTTACCTCCTCATCGGTATTGATAACATCTACCGACTTAGTTTCTCCGTTTCGGTTTGTCACTGAGATTGTTGAGCCTTGCATGGTTACATTACAGGTCTCTGCACCATCAGTTGCAGTCTCTGCCTTTTTTAATATCTCCTGTGCCTTGGTAGCAGCCTCGATAGCTGGCTTCTGCAACTCCTTGATTTCTGCTTCTGTAAAGTCATCGTAAGTGAATGGGTCGCCCTTTTGTCCTTGAGGACCTTGTTCTCCCTGCGCTCCAGTATCACCCTTCATACCTTGCTCACCACGCTCTCCCTTGTCACCTTTGAGTTGCATGAGGTCAAATTCCTTTTTCTCACCACTCGGACGAGTAATATTCAAGTCTGTGCCGTCAATATCAATATCTACGTTTTGAACTTTTTCCAGAGCTCCGTTTACCTGACTTACGGCATCGTTGGCTTTTTTTATGGCTTCATCTGTCTTACTTACCGCACCATCAACCTTTCCTAACGCCTCATTTGTGTCTGAAATAAGGTCAGACAACTCCACGGTAGGAGGCAGGATAACCATAGCGGTATCCATCTCCACACTATTGTCGCCCTCATCAGTCTCACCAAATTCGGTGTCGGCATCGGCGTTGTTTGAAACGATGGCAAACTGAGGGTATTCGTTGCTTCGCCAATCATTGCCAAAGATTTTGCCCTTCACCTCGATGGCATAGGTACCGAGGCTCATCTTGTCGCCCTCTACTCTCGCAAGGAGAACATTATCCTCCTTTACATCAATCTCAAATGCAAGAGGGATGCGCTTGAACTGATTACACACCTGTACCACAATATCCGTACAGGCTGGCAGAGGAAAAGCCTTTGGTTGCCCCTCCACCATCTTCATCACTGGTATCTTCAGCGTGAAGTCATTGCCTTTTACAATTTTCTTCATATAGCTATAAAATTAAATTGTTAGTCGTACTTTTTCGGGATAGCCTGCCGTAATATCATAAGCTATCAATGCGTCTATCGTCTGTAGCTCCGCAACCTTGTCAAGATGGGTCTGTGTAACATTGTAGCAGTCTTTGGCGTAGACCTCTATCTTGCTGATAAGGTCTTGAGCTGTGTCAATAGGCAGGGTATAACACTCGCCGTCGAGCCACAGGGTCGTTTCCGTTCTCCCCATTCGCATAAGTCGCTCGTTGCCCTGATACACTCTGTCTCTTGTCTCGAAGTCGAGCCAGTGAGCCTCGTCGTTGAGATAAAACGTATTCACATCTGCGCTCTTATCGTACTCCGTTATCTGCTCGATGCACTTGTTTCTCAGAGCCTCTGTCAGCTGTTCTTCTGTGGGCACCTCATCGGTATTCATCCCGAGCAACACGCAGTCATACAGATACTCACCGTCTTCTGTCTTGCGTTCGTTCAAAGCAAGACGCACCTCATTATTTTTCCATGTCGCAACCTTCGTTTCCAAAGGCGTAGCATACAGTTCCTTATATGTTATCATATTCGTTTAGTAATTATTGCTCATTATTCCTACGTCAAGATTACCGAAAGTGATTTCTGTCTGTATTGAATAGATTCTTCCGAACCATCCGAGTGTCGTGAACTTTGCGTTAAAGGAAGCTGTCTGTACATAGAAGGATGGCCTTGTCACGCTCTGTCCCTTCTTGATGGAAGGCACCAGCTTTGTGTTGTCGTAGACAGTGACATCCCCAGTGAGGAACACGCCATCCGCAAGATTTGTCAGCGCACCATTCTTCACCATTGTGCGGCTCGTAAACGTCCTTCCGTCGGCTGCACTCGCAAGGTCGTAGGTACTCAATCCGTTGGCCGAGTCGGCTACTATCTTTCCGTTCACTCTTGGTGCTGAGTAACGATACAGGGTTGTCTTTTTACCCGTCGCACCCTTAACGAAAAGAATGTAGTTGTTGTCCTTCGTTGCCGTGTACCACGACTTCGTTGTGTCAACCCACGGAAGATCTACATTCTCTCCGAGCGGAGTCGTCAGTCCTGCATCCTCTGCTTTGATATATTGCTCAGAAGTTATCTTTGCGTCGGTCTTGCTGAGTGAGGCAATACCAGCAGGACCGAGGTCGTAGAGAAAGTTTCCGTTGTCGTCGTAGTACGACAGCACGGCCTGTCCCGAACTGTTCAGACCGAAGCGGATGTTTGCAGTTCCTGCCTTTCCGTAGATATTGATAAGGCCATCGGCTATCCTTACCATCTGTCCGTTGTGTCCTTGCGATGTAAGCATCTGCGCAAGTATCAGAGCCGCATTGATGGCTCCGTCTTTAAAGAGAGCGGCTGTCGTAGTCTGACCAGTAGATAACGTGTTCTCCACCTTGATTTTCTCGCCATACAGAGTTACTCCTCTCGACGTAATCTCAAGTCCTGCCGCCTTTGCTGTGGCTCTGTCGATGAGGTCGGTCTTCCGTTCTGTATAATCAGTAAGTTGTGCGCCTTCCTCCAGTTTCGGCTTTGTCACCCAAGCCTCAGTATCGCCTGGAACACGTATCAGCACCTTGTCTGGGATTACCTCTGCTCCCTCTCCAGTATAGTCCTCTATTCGCCAATGCACCCAGTACCGCTTATAGGTCGAGGTGAGTGCGAGATGTGCGTATCCGTCAGCCCTGCCGTCCGTATATTCGTTTCCTTCGCAGGTTTCTGTATATACATTTGCATGAACGCTGTCTCCATAGAGATAAACGTTGATGTTCCCGCTGCCCTTGGCAACGAAGGAGAACACATAGTCCTGCTTCTTTACTATTCTCGCCTGCCCAGAAAGGGTAGCTCTTGTTGGAAATTTATATTGCAAGGCTTCTGTGTACTGAGACTCTGCCGAGTTGTTTTTGTTGTACAATATTCCGTAGCAGCCTTCGTATTTTTCAAACATAATCAGTCCGCTGGCAAGCTGGAGATTGCTTTTGTCAGACGATCTGGTCAGTGACATCGTGTCCTCCAAAAGGTTTCCTCCCACATAGTCGTAGTCCGTTTCCGCAGGAGTCCAGCCTGTGTACTCGCTTCCTTCCTCCAGCATTGGCATACATATCCATCCGTTGCCCGAGGCAGTATAACCAAAGGTTCCGTCCACGGTTATGCCATTGAAGACAAAGATATTCACCTCGATAAACTCTGCATCGCCCGTATTGAAGGTGTAATTCACTTGCCTCCACCGGTTCACCTCGTTCTCCTTCGTCAGCCATGACATATCACCGCTTGTCGCAAAAATCATCTCTCCTCTGGTAATACTGAGCAGGGCTGGCAGTTTGTACAATTCTGACATAATCTTCAAATCCTTTGTATCGCTCTTTATCCATGCTGAGAAAGTGTAGTCGGTGTTCTTCTTCACAGCGATGCCGTTGACGAGCTGTCCCCAGAAAAGTCCTTTGTACTGAGGCTTTCCGTTACCCGTCACCGAGAAGCGGATGGCATTATGCCCATTCACACCCTGTGTTATCGTAGGCTGGAAGAGGCCGTCCGAATAATTTATATCACCCTTCCTCGTCAGCGCCGTATCTCGCAGGAGGTTGTGCCGTCCCTGCTGGCTCTGAGTCACGCTGAGAGTAATCTCCTTTGCTGTCTGCTTGATAGTAGATGTGTAGGCGTTGAGTACGGTAGGATTACTTCCTTTCAGGTCTTTCTCCAGTGCCTCAAACTTCGACTGGTACTGCTTGGCCGTAGCCTTTACACTGCCCATGTACTTTGTCACATTCACAGAGAATGGAACTTGTGTGGCATAGCTTTTCCCTCCGAGAGAGAAAGCCACCGTCACGTATCCCTCGCTCACCGACACCTTGTCTCCGCTCGCCAGAGTGGTAGTGTTCACAGAGTTGAGCTTCACCTTGATATATCCTGTAGCCAAACTTGCCGCAGCCGTACAGTTCTGCATATAGCTCACCCTTACGTCTGAGCACTCGTTAGTAACATTCTCGCCACCTCTCATCACCTTTACTCGTCCTTCTGCCGTGGTGTCCGACACGATGCCGTCATCGTTAGTGTCGAGCACGATTGGCTGTACGAGAAGTATGCTCACTCCGTCCTCTCCGTTAGTTCCGTCTGCTCCAGGAGTACCTTGTTCTCCTTTCTCGCCCTGCGGTCCTTGTGAACCCGTTTCGCCCTGCGCACCTGTTTCTCCTTTAGGCCCTTGTGGTCCTTCGTCACCTCTATCTCCCTTTTCGCCTTTGTCTCCTTTGTCTCCCTTTTCTCCCGACAACACCTTCTGCCAATCACTGCTTGCGTCCGAAGGCTCTTGACTTGTTCCGTTCTCGTTTATACAAGTCCACAGGGCGTTATTGTGGTTCACTTGGTCGTAGTAGGCATAGCTTCCTGCTTTCCACTCGCCTCTGTAGTTCACCATGTGCATAGTATCCCCAGTCGAAGATACCCACTCAAAGATACCGCTATTAAGCCTTATCCTATCAGGCGAGAGCACGAATACCTCCTTGCCCTTGTGTGTATATCTGTCCACGCCCTTGAAGCCTACGATGCGAGGTGTATTATCGCCAGTGCTCTCCAGTATCAGCACACCCTTTCTACTGTCGTCGTCTACAGATTGTCCTCCAACAAAAACAGCTCTGTGTCCGTCAAGCACAATAGTGTCTCCTGCTTCAGGAATACCACCTATCTCTGCCGTTGCAAGCTCCTCAGTCATCAAGTCTAACGACAAAGAGTGCTTGCCGATTACTATCCACGAGAACATCTGCCCACCATACAGCTCGTTGCCATATCCGTCATATATCTTCTCGTTCACACTCGATACGCCATAAGCAGGGATAGTTCGCCAGTAGCTCTTGTTGCTTGCGTTCATGGTTCCCGTAGCAAGAGTACCGATAGTCCTACACCTCACTTGGTCGCCCTCTCTCCACAGGTTCTGCGTAGCCATAGTGCCGTCATCCGCCAAGAGATAACAGAGCCAGCCTTCGCACATCTCCACAGACGCCTCTATCCATTCACTGCTCTTGCTTTCCCATATTACAGGTATAACCTTCACTATCTTGCTTCCTGCACCCGATAGGTACACATTACCTCCTGCATACGACAGTTTCCTTACCTCCAGTTGGTTAAAGATAGCCTTTCCCCAAATGGTAAGATTGGTGATAAAGGCGTGATACTTTCCGTTCTTCTCCTTCTTAACAGCGAAGCCCTGCTCTGCTTCGTTGTCGTAGTCGATGGACTGCAAAGACTCCAAGATGGCCCGTCCTGCCTCGTCTATCAACGCTCCTCCCTTACCAAAGTAAGCACCTCCGTTCAGCTTTACTAAAGCCTCGCTCACCAGTCCTTTGATGAAGGTAATCAATCCTTTTGCTATATCGTCAAACTGCTTAGACAGAAAGTTATCACTTCCATACTTTGCAATGAGGTTTCTTAGCTGAGAAACGGAATAACCACCTCCATTACCGCTACTTCCGCCGCTTGCAATGATTGTCTGTACGTCTTCTTTAAGCTGCGTGATAGTACCCTTAATCACTTGATTACCTAATGTAATCGTTTGTATGAAACCGAAATCAATATTGGTCGATAGCTTCAATACTCTTGTCGCAAGCTCATATCCGTGTCCATCTTTATATGTAACATTCTGTCCGATTTGCAGTTGAGGGTTATCCTCCAAGAATACATCTGGATATGACTTAACCTCATAGTTATTCATATCAGAGAGTAATCGCACAATCTCCTCCTTCGCTTTTTCCAATAATCTATTTTGAGCATCCTCATAATAGATAGTATCAGCCATTGCGATATTATAGAGAACCGTGATATTACACTTTAAAGAAGGCATACTTTCTCCACGAGGAATAAGCATTTCAGCAGCGTTTGTAGGTATGATAACCTCATTATCCTCTTGATAGATGATTTCATAATCACCAGCCAATACGGAGAAATTACTATCACTAACATCGTCTGAAGAGTGAGAGGATGATGCCTCTTTGTGATAGGTAAGTTCAAAGCCTACATAATCGCCGTTAGTTCCTCGACCTGCAAGTGGAGTAGAAAGCGCACCCGTATTAAAGTTCGGTTCGAACGAGCAGCCGATATTCTTTCCATTGATAAGCAAATCATCGGTAGCTTCAAAATCATACCAATAATGAGTAACGCCATCATCTACAGTTGTATTGATAATCGTTTTTCCCGTTATTTTCTCTGTTGTAGGATAAGCCAATCTTATATACCATACAGTGAAGGTCTTATATTCCTTAATAGACCCATCAGCATTAGAGATAGGAATTTTATTATTATTCTTATCAAGCACATACTTAACTCTCCCACGTACATTATATACATAAGTATTGAGTGATGGGAAAATCTGCGAAAAATCAAGCACCTTCGTAAAGAGAGGTTCTTTCGTTTTATCCGCTCTAAGGTCAAGGGTAGAATACTTATCAATAGAGTAGGAGCGTTCCTTTCCGTCTATTAATATTGTACCATTGCCCTCATCTAATTGCAGACGAATATCGCCAGATGAAACATTCTCACCTTTGCTATTTACTTGTGTAATATTTCTTGTACCTCCGAAGATAGAGAAAGCGTTATAGTAGCCTTCTTTGCTATTATTGATACTTGGTACACCTATATTCTTTCCAACCTCTAAAACAACAGGAGTTGCACCGATTAATACCTTACCGATGTAGATAATTTCATCATCATAGTCAATATGCCATTCGCAGTTATCTCCGATAGCATTTGTAATTGCTGTAAGTGCAGAAATAAAATCGTTATCGCTAAATGATACATTGACAGTATTTGCCGTTACATTTGAAAAGAAAACTTTCCATCCGCATTCGCCAAACATCAAATCATTATTAAGGAAATCTGCAATCTTACCACTAAGAGTGGAAGTTGTGCCAACGAAAGACCATACATTTTGTTTTACCTTTACATTCTGTGAATTACGGGTATAGATAAAAAATGGGGTCTTAGATAAAATTATCTTCGGGTGCTGAAACTGAGGAGTGTACTTCCAAGAGCATTCATCCGTCTGCGTAGGCTCGTATGATTCCAAGAGAAGAAACTGACGAGTAACTTCTCTTACTTTATCAATCTTATATGTATAATTGATATACGCACCAACGGGCAGAATAACCTTCTCAGCAGCAGAGAAAGATAGAGAAATGTAATCTGACTTAGACATTTCCTGTTCTCTCTTCGCTGCTGATGTTACTTCTGCTTGCATCAGCAATTTATCGTTTATATCATATATCTTAATCATAATTTTTCTCTATCGTTAGGATTATACTCTGTTAATTTGAGGACAAATTTACCTTTTTTTAGCCCATAATCACCAAACTGCGAACATTGCGTATAAACAAGCTTAAAAACCCTCTTTAAGCGAGGAACTTTTAGACAAAACTCTCCAGAATAAGCTATCTTGTTAAGGAAAGCTTCATATTTATGCAGATAATCCTCTTCCGAATTTCCTTCAAGAAAGAAAGAGATACTTACGTCACGCTTATCTTTCTTTGCATACTTCGGTGCTGCGATAACCGATTGCCCGTGTTCTAATCGACTATCATTTGTTACATAACCTTTTACTGGGGCAGGGGTTAACAAGGCTTCTCGCCAACCCCTTACCAATGTAATACCGAAAGCATCAAGATCAATATAAGCTGAATCCGCTTCATCGACCAATTTAATAAATGCATTATTCTTCATTTCTAATACCTTTCCTTCATTAATTTATACATGCTTGCGATGTCCTCACGTATCAATATAATAGGTGCAGTATTCTTATTGATTGCTTCTAACTGCTCCAATCCCTGATACTGAATATCTCGCATTTCTGAGATATTATTATATGTCTGTTCGGCATAGATGCGCAAAAAAGAAACATCAACGGCGATAGCCTTTCGAACTTCATTACCTTGCTCTTGTGCAATCTGTACCGCATAACCGATGCCGATAAGGCTGCTTGCTTGGTCTGCGGTGATAGCCTCAATACCCTTACCCGTTGCTGTCTGCTGAGATTGTGCTTCCTTATATCCCGTCATTGCAGCAATATTATCCCTTATCTTCAAACCTTCATCAACGATGTTATCATACTCTTTTTTAAGTATATTCAAATCGTCATTGGAGAGCTGTCCTTGCTTCATCTTATCTGCCCATTTTTCATAAAGGGCTTTAAGTCTCTTATTAGCAAGGTCATCAACGGCAAAGTTAAGCATAGACTTATTGAGCATCGTTGTGAAATCATTTGCGAAATCTTGCGCCGATTTACTCATATCCATAAGATTGCTAATAAAGTTGTCCTTTAACGAATCGAAGGTTGTCTGCGTAAGATTCTGATTGATTTTATCAGTCAGCTCTTCAAGCTTCTCGGCAAGGTCGGTATAATTCTCCCAATATTCGGTTTTATCATATTTACCTTGGTCGGTCATATTCTTCCATACATCTTGGTTGTATGTGCGAATATCCTTCATTTGCTCTGGAGTGAGCTTGTAAATATCCTCCAAAGAACTTACCTTGTTTATCGTAGAATTAACATAACCACCTCTGACCGCTGATTGCTGTGCTAATGTGCGATTGATAGCCGCATAGTCCTGCGCCGACAGATTCCAATAATAAGCGTTAGAGTGATGCGAGCCGTGGTAACCCATCTGCGTTTGAAGAATCTCCATACTCTGCTTATTGATTTGCTTCTGTGCATCATAGGCTTTCTGATAATTGCTGACGGCACTCATTCCCGAAGTCTTATCAATCGAACTCTTCAATTGCTCAATAGAGTATCGCAATCGCTCGTTGGATTCTGTAAGGCGGTTGGTAGTCTCCGCAACCTCCTTCGCATTACTTCCGTCACCGATACCAAGAGCACTACCAAGCGATTTGATAGCCCCTACACCGTTAATAGCTGCCCCGATATAGTTACCCGTAGCAAAGTCTGATGCCGCTTGCGAACCCTTATTGAAGGCATCTGCACCACTTTTAAGCTTCTTTCCAAGGTCTGTATCACCGAAACCGAGAACATCAATCAATTCACTTGCTTCTTGTAGCTTCTTAGCAACGTTACCGATACTTTCTGCCCATTCATTAGCAATCTCTTTAATTGACTTTCTTGCCTTATCTTGTGATATATTTGCATCCTCCTGTGCCTTCTTTACGTCCTTTGTTGCCTTTCCGACTTTTACCTCAGAAACAGCGAGCTCATCAAAGAGTTTCTTTAATTTTTCAAGCTGTTCATTACTGAGGTTCATCTTATTCTCATTGAAGAGTGTGCTTTTATTCTGAGAGGTTATCTTATCAGTATCTACATATACCCCCGTCTCCGCAAAGACTTTCTGTATAGCAATTTTCGCAGAAGACATCTGCTCTTGTGCATTATATTGCTCTACTGTAGCTTTTCTTAATCGCTCTTGTGCGTCAGCTGCCTCTTGTAAGAGTCGATTATATTCACGCACCTTCTCGTTAGACCAACCCCATTTATCGGTTTGCTCTGAAATAGCATCATCAATCTTACCAATCTGTTCAGACACAACCTTCATATCATCAATATCAAGAGTACCCGAACCGAGAAGGTCTTTGAGCTTTTTTCTTAGGTCTTCGAGATAAGATTTACTCAATCTTCCCATATCAGAGAAAACAGAATCCCAGTTGATAGAATCCTTGAAATCATTAAAGTTGAGCTTCTTTAGCTGCTCTTCAAGGTCAGTTTTCAGCTTTGCTTCCTCGAAAATATTACCCTTTGCCCTTGCTTCTTTGATTTTCTCGTTATATTCCTCAACGATGGTGAGCTTCTGCTGTTCGAGGTTGCCATACTCCTTTAAGTATTCACGATATGATTTTAATTCATCGGCATAAATCTCATTATTATATGATTCTACAGTCTTTTGCTCAATGATGGTATACTGCTCAGTAATCTTCTTAATATTCTTTGAATCAAGATGTTTCTTATCATCCCAAGTCTCAGCCTTACCACCCTTTGCCTTGATAACAAACTGCTGTGCATCAAATTCAGCTTTCTGTCGGTCACGCTCTGCCTTGATAGCTGCATTCTTTCGTTCTTCAATCTGCTCAATCTCTTTGGATAGCTCTCTTTTGCGCTCGGCAATGACCTTCTCTTCGCTTTCTTTCATCGCCTTAATCTTTGCATCGGTTACCTCCTGTTCCAAAGATTGCCAAGCTTTTGCTCTTTCATAAGCATTCTTATAGATAACATCATCAAGCTTCCCCTCTGCTGTATTAATCTGCTTTTGCTGAGTAGCATCCTTCTTTGCATCGGTCTTACTTTTATTTGCGAGAGAACGTTTTGCTGCTTCCTCTTGTCTGATGAGCATTCTCTGTTCGCTATTCTGCTGAACTTGCGTTCTAAGAACCTGCATTCTAAGTTCACGCTCTGCGGCAATATCCTTCAAAGATTGAGTATGCAATTTAGCTTGCTTCTCATGTAGCTCAACGAGTTGTTGCTGCTGCTTTATCTGAAAATCGTATTTCTGCTTAACAAGAGCCTTTGCCTCCTCAATGGCTGCAATTTTCTCCTTTCCTTGCAAGGTATATATCTTATTTCTTACTTCGGCAATTTTTCCGTCAAGTTTGAGCTGAGTTTCTTTATTCTTATTGATAGCAATCTGTGCTTCTTGAATCTTGCCTGCAAGAGAAGCCGCTTGCTCTGCCTTTGATAGCATTCCATTGAATGCCGCTCCCAACTTCTTTGATAAATCATCATTAGTAAAAGCATCATAAGCAGTTTTAACCGCACCAATCGCCCCAGATACTCCCGTCTTGAATACATCAATGACAGTTTCGCCAGCACCTTTAATTCCATCCCAAGTCTTTTTGAGACCAGCAGTAAAGGTGTCCCAGTCCATATTTAATACACCTTTAATGGTAGTTCCAAGACCACCAATAAGGTTCACCGCAGCTTTTACGGCGGTTTTAAACGTCTTCACGAAGTTGTTACCGAAGTCACGAAGAGGACCGTTTGGCTTAGTGAAGCACTTGTACAAGTACTCTCCGAAGATAATTACAATATCAGTGATAGACTTAGCAAGAGAACCAAAGTAAGCCATCAGCTTTGTATAGACCTTCTGACCCTCTGCGGATTTAGTCATCCATGTATGCACCGCCTTGAAAGCAAGAGCGATAGCTGCAATCACCGCACCCACAGGTGTTGCACACATTCCCCATAGAGCCTTTGTTACAGACTTGATGGCTGTAAGAGACCCCGTTACAGGAATACCAAGAGCCTTGAAAGCTTCGCCGACTTTACCAATCTCACTTTGTAACTTACCATTGGCAGTCATTACATTAATGATTCCGTCTTTAAAGTTGTTTAGACCAGACTTTGCTTGTGCGAACTCTTCACTAAAACGCTGACCGATGGAAGAACCGCTTACTTTTGCTTTCAGCTCATCAATAGGTTGAGAGATTTTATCTTTTATGCTCTGTCCAAAATCGGAAATCTTCTGCCCGAAATCAGAAATCTGATTGCGCAATCTACCGATAAAAGTCTCTTCGTTCTTCTCACGGATAGCCTCTTGCAATACAGATATATTATTCTTTGTCTTTTCAATCTCAGACTGTAGTTTCTGCAAATCTTCTTTCTGCTTATCCCCAAGCGACTTGCCATCCATCTTAGAAGCTTCTGCTTCCAAATCTTGCAATTTCTGCTTACTCTCATCAAGCTTAGAAGTAAGTTCTGATAATGATGTGTCCTCAACGTTGATTTTTACTGTTGAGATTGTATCAGATTGAACGATGGTTGAACCACCTTGAATCTTATTCGCAGCTTCGAGAAGAGCATTGTATTGCTGAAGGTCTGCATTAAGTCGCTGTTGTTCTGTTTGCCAATCATTGATTTTCGATTGAAGAGCATCAATATTTGTCTGTGCTTTCTCTATAAGCTTATTATAGTAGTTAGCACCATTTCCCGTTTCGTTATCCGCAGCAGAAAGATTGTTGATAGCATTTTTATAACCCTCAATCTTTGATTTCTGTACCTCAATCTTCTTTGTTGCTTCCTCAATATTTTTAGCAAAGTCAGTTGTGCCAAGTTTATTCTGAATATCTTCAATAGTCTTCTCGTACAACTTCATATCCGCTTTCAGCTCCTTTGCGCTCTCTGATTGCATTCGCTCAATCTCTGCACGACCCGAAGCAACGGAAATATACTGCTGCAAGGCTTCTGTCAGATGTTTGGTTGCTTCTACATTCTGATTCTCGGCTTCGGCATTCTGTGTTGCTGCCTCGGCATTAGCCACGTGCGCCGCTGCTTCTGCTGATGTAGCGGTTGCTGCCGTTGTAGCTGTAGCCCCTACAGCAATATTCGTTGCGGATTGAACGCTATTAGCACTTGTACTTGCAACTGAGAATGCACTTAATGCTTGATACGCACCATTTACCTGAGAGATAGAATTTTTGACCCCATCATAAGATTCAACGAGGTCTTTTACATCACCTTTCGCCAATTCCAAAGAATGCTTTTGAGCATCAATCTGCTTAGTAAGCGAGCCGAATGCCTCTGAGCCTTTTTCCGTATTAGCTAACTGCTCGTTAAGTTTACCGATAGTACCTTCAATGGTTTCTACTCGTTTATTAGCAGTATCAATCATTTCTGGTACTACCTGAATTCCCTTCGTAGCTTCATCCATAGCAGATTTAAGAACCTGCATAGCCTTGGTGGTCTTTGTCGCAAGGTCTTCATCGGATTGCGCCACATCGTTAAGTGCCTTATTCATTCTCTGAGATAAGGCTTCTGTATCAACGCCGACACGATTCAACCCATCACAAAGCTTATCAAGTGATGCTTGAATATCGGAAATATCCATCTGTCCGCTGATTCCAAGGATTTCATCTGCTGCTGCCATATTGTTTGCTTATTTATGTGATTATTACATCAAGCCCATAAAGAAATCATTAGCAGAGATTGATTTATCTATCTTGTGATACTCTTTTTGCGGCTTTTTTTGCTGTCTGCTGCCTTTTCTCGGTTCATCCTTAGTATTTGTATTAAAGGGCGGAATCGAGCGGTTAAGCAGAATAATATTGAGGTATGAGCGATTAAATACGACCTCCTCGTAACTCATACGAAAGTACTTCATTACTGCTCCGATTGTTGACCATGGGGAGTCGTTTTCGGCTCCGTCATTATCTTCGTCTGGGTCAGGAAAGTTATAGAGGTTAAGAAAAAATTTGCATTAAACGAACCGCTGATAAACTTTATAAGCTCATTGAATGCCATAATACCAAGGTGCTTGCGTATATATCGCCCCCATACCTTGCGTGCCCACTTCTTGCGAAAGGCGCACACGATAAAAATCTCGCTCATTAAACGAGCTGTCTCAGAGTGCTCAAACAAAAGAGGGATGATATTCATCATATCGCCTTCCTTCCATGTTGGTTCTTTGATAGAGTTACCGAATACACCCATCTCGTATATCTGCATAAAAGTAAGTGGCTTCACTTTAAAGCGAAACTTACCAACTTTAATCTTTACAGATGCCTCGGCAAGCGTCTTTGCTACCTTCTCCTTATCTGATGTTTTCATATCGAAAATATGTTTTATAACATAAAAAAGCGGTGCGGCTTGGGAAAGTTCCCTTACCTCACCGCCTTTTGAAGTTTAATTTTAATCTTTTGTCTAAATAAAAATCTTAGATACTAAGTATTTTTACTTACCAAGTGGAGTGCTGATATCCTTGGTAAGAATATTACGATGACCGCTCTTCTTCTCACCCTTTGCATCAAATACCGCCATCTGGCGGAACTCAATGTTGAGGTTAGGAAGTCCACTCTTACCGATAGAACCACTGCGAGTGATTGTAAGTTTCATCTTAGACCACTGGAAGGTACGAGAAGGAATGTCATCCAATTCCTTTGTTACAATCTGTACAGCCTTGTAAATCTCGGTTTCTTGTGGAAGCTCATTCAACCAAGCATCCTTACCACCAGTACCAGAATCCTTGGTATAACCAAGAAGCTTAGTAAAGTTCTCTTCTGAGAAATCGTATGTCTGCAAGGTGAAACCCTTTGTTGCTGCTGATGTGGTAAGCACTGCGTAAGGGTCTTCCGAATCCTCAACCTCTACATCCGATGTCTGTGCTGCCTGGTCATTGAAACTCAAGCTACCAGAAACGACAGCCTTAATTTTGTCGCTCCATGTTGTAGGATAGCCGCCATTTTCGACACAATCGGCAAAACTGAAGCTTTCCAAGCCATATACACCATTCTTTGCCATAATTTTATTCTTTTAAATTATTATACGTTACATTAAATTTCATATTGACGTAATAAGTGTTATCACCATCACGAGTTGGGCGAGAGATAGAATAGAAATCAAAGTAGCAGCCACCAAGATAAGTACCATCACCAAACAGAGAAAGAATCTTTTCTGAATAATCAGAAAGCTTCTTTGTGTTAGGTAAGTTAGATGAAGTTTTAGGGCAATGAATATTAAGATTCACTACACCTTCGTTAATTGCATCACTATACACAAAGGGGAGATGATTGATGGCGATATAATCACCAATAGCCAACTTCTCGGGTATCTCATACTTAAAGATACGACCCTTCTTTATGCCTATACTCTCAATATTATCATTGAGATACTTGAATAATGCCGTTACCGCTTTATCTCCGAGTATCATATCTAACTATCGCTTTTAATCATTTCAGCTACTTCTTCAAAAATCTTCTTCATTTCGTCACGAAGGAAATACTTTGTAAGGTGTAAGACATTGTAACCTTTATCCTCTACATGTTTTCCGTAGTTCATGCCAGCTACAATTATGAGAGAGTACCCTTTGGGTGCTACTACACCTTCTTTCTGTGCATACTCACTGAGTGCAGCACTAACACCGTCCTGTCCTCCTTCCGCTTCTTCTGCCTTTGGAATCTTGCCAACTGCCGAGGTAACAAGTTGCCCGTCAAGGTAAAGTGCAAACGAAATCGAGTTCTTTAAATTTGCAGTTCGGTCTTTATAGCCTTTATTATTCTTTGAATAGGTGACCGCTTCTTCGGCAAGTTGCATCAAACGCATATTGAGGTAACTGATAATCTGCTGCATCTTTTCGTTCAACCTTTTTTGTAAGGCTTCACGACCTTTGATTTGTAATTCAACCTTTGCCATATTGCCGCCTATCAGAGCCAAATTCTAAGAAAGCGTTTCTTTAAGGTTACGAAGCCTTTAACCTCCATCTCCTTATCAATAGTGCCATCTTTCTTCGTTATATGCACCTTGTCTCCTTCTTTCGGGATGAGTGGGTATTTAGCTTTATTGAGCGGATCGTATATTTCGTACACATATGTATATTTTTGACCATCTGCTAAAGTAATAATACTCGCCTTGGTGTTAGGAAGGATAACACACTTTCCGAAATCGATAAAGATAAACGCCTCTGGAGTCAGAGGATTTCCCTCTTCATCGTACCCTGCTTTCAATGCCTCGTTTGCGTTATCAGCAAGATTCAGTGTGCCGTCGTTATTCAGAGAATAATACTTTCCTCCAACTTCTGCATAACCGACATCGTAGACGTTTGCACCAATTTTAAGCGAATCTTCAAAGTTCACGTATCACCTCCTTACCAAGCTTTGGCACTCGTAACCCAAAAACCATCTGAACCACTATCAATAACAAGGTCAGCATCCAATCCAGCATCCTTTGCAATAGATTTAATCATTTTATCAATGAGATTCTTATCGTTCTTGTAACTCTGAGAGATACCACCGATATTCTCACTTAACAATGAGTTCATCTTGTAGAGGATACGCATAGCCGCATAAGCTACGGGTTTCTTCACCGCTACAGAGTATTCATCAGCCACGGATGCCGTGATGCTAAACTTATCAGCAGCATCAATAAACATCTTCTCCAAAGTCTCATCAGAGGTAGAGAAAGGCTGAATCTCGCTTGCTATGGATTCTGAAATTGTCATACTTTCCTTGTTATATCAATATGAGAAGAAGATAATTCTATCTACTTATTACTTAACTCCTTTAAGGTTGGCGATTAATCGCCAACCTCGAGGATAAAGTAGTCATTAATACCATTAAAGACTGGCTGTGCCCACATATCTGTAGTGATATGATAGCCTGTTTTGTCACGCCAGTAACCTACAAGGTTGCCGTCATGATTAGCATAAGAGACGTTAGGCAATGGGTCGATAGCCTCCAATCCCTCTGCTTCCTTCATCACGGCGACAGTCTCAGCACACTGAGCAACAACACGGTTGTCTGGGATAAGGTTCACACTTGTACCATCAGCGAGAGTAACGAACTGGTCTTCGTCAATAACGATGGTTGGCAGCAGGATGGAACGCAGATAAGTGTTCATGTGCTCAACAGTAATGAGAGGAACAGCAGGATTAATCTGTACCGCACCAAGGTTCAGCTTGAAGGTGTCCTTAATCTCCTTCGCCTGACACATTGCATAGAATGTATTCTCTGACATACGGAGTTCGAGAATCTTACGACCCTTCTTCTTTGCCTCATCCTTCAAAGATTTAATATCCTTGAATGGAGTTGCGTTCTCTGCTCCCCAATTGACACTTGTTTTAATCTTCTTGGTGCCAAGATTGAATGTATAAGACACATTCGCCTTCTTGTTATTGGTGCGTGATACGGTCTGAGTACCCTTATAAAGTCCCTCGAAATAAAGCATATCCAATCGCTTATGAGGAGCGATGACAGCTTTCTCCATTGGACGGAAAGAGTACGAGATTAACTGGTCGTATGCAGCATTGAGCTGCGCCTGCGTATAATTACCACGACCCTTAATATCGTTGTACTTACCCTCCAAGAGATGCAACTGGTCAAGGTAGTCGTTATCAAGCTCCCACTCGTCAGCCATACGCCCGATAGAACCAGTAAGCTGACCGAAGTCTGGCATCTGATGCAATGGACGTTCAGCATTTTTAGCAACTACAGATGCAACCATCGCTGCGTTATACTCTGCCAGGTTCTCATTATAAGACTTGGCAGCACAGAAATCAACCTGTTTGATTTCATTCTTCCACAGAGCCTTGTAAGTGGAAGTTTTCATGTTTTCGTCAATGTAAGTCTGAAAAGACAAAGGGTCTTGCAGACTCTTCAATATACTATTCATATCTTTAAATCTCCACTTTATAGGTTACTGAATTTTGAACAAAGCGATACCAACAGCGTTGATACCTAACTTAATCTCTTCATTGATAGGGTATGGGAGCGAATCTTCCTCAACTTCCATTACCTGTAAGGTAGGAGTTGCTGGAATAGAAGCATCCTTATCCAAGTCCAGAGTATCATACGAGAAGCCAAGAAGGACATCCTTGGTCTTATCATAATCTGAAACAACAGCCTTTGCTTCAACAGCGTTTGCGAGTGCGGAAACTGTCAAGGTATCAATGCCGCTTTCCGATGTAATCGCAGAGATAGTTGCACCAGCAATCTTATCACCAATGGCGAACAGAGAACCGCTCGCAATCTTCAATGTCGTTGCACTCTTCTCTGCCTTTTCTGTTACTTTTGCTGTCTTAACAGCAATAGCATCACCCTTAGAAGTAAGCTTCAATACAGTACCCTTTGGTAACCATCTGAGTGAGGCAGGAAGATTAGACTGGTCAAGATTATAACCACCCTGACGGCGAAGACATTGCTCTTCAAGCCATACTGCTTCCTTAATATCAGTAGGCTTGCTTTTCTTCATAAAATAGCCTTTGTTTGACATTTTTTCTTTTTTAAAAGGTTCGACAAAATGTTTCTTTAAGGCGGTAAGAGTTACTCTGGTTTCGGAGCATTTCGCTCAGAGTAACCTTGCATTGCCTTGATAAAATCATTCTGCTCATCTGCCTTAGAGGTTGCTTTCGGTGCTTCCACGTACTGACCACTTGACACAAGCCCCTGTTTGAGTGCAGTCCACTCGTCTGTAATCTTCTGTACTGTAGCATCGAGATTTTCCTCCTTGTCGAGCTGATAACGTGTACGGAATACTTCAGGAATGTCCTTCAGTTTTTCGTTGCCTTGCAAAAGGCTCGTCAAACGTGCCTTCTCTTCTCTCTCTTTGTAGGGAGCGATAGCTTGTGCTACGGCATCAGAAATAGCTTTCTGATTATTTGCACTCGCTTCGGCAATCATCTGCTGAACTTGCTCTTGTGTAAGTCCTGTTGGAGGTACTGGAGGTGTAGGAGGAACTGGCGGAGTAGGCTTATTGTTAGGGTCGTTAGGGTCAATCCAGCCATCGAATTTCTTCGTTGTTTCGCTGACCGCACGATTGAATGATGATTGCATCATACCAACATAAGGTTCAACTGCCGTGATAGCACTCGTTACATCCTCGTCCTTTGACTCATCTGTTAGACCACGACTTGCAATAATCAGGTCAACCAGCTTTGAAAGTTCGTCCTTCTTCAAACCATACTTTGCAAATGATGTTTTGGCAGAAGTAAGCACTTTGTCTTTTATTGCCATAGTAATTTTCTGTTAAAACGTTATACTTAAAAATGATTCTGCTTGCAAAATTAATATTTCTAATAAATAATGAATAGAAATTATTAATAGCTGTGTAAACAAGTGCGATTTAGGCGATTTTCTTGCGGTCTAAGCGGTTTTCTTTTAGTTTATATATAGTTATTAAGAAACAAAAATAAAAGGCAAGATAACCGATATTCTTGGTTACTTTGCCTTACGTAGTATCATATCTATCTTTGCCTTAACCTTCTTCTGATTCCTGGCATCGTGATTGCTCAATCTCACTACATGATACCCGAGTCGCCATATACCCGAAGAGCGGTTACCATCCTTGCGCTTTTGGTCTTTAGTAAAATGGTAGCCACCATCGAGTTCTACTATAGTTTTTATCTCGGGCAGATATATATCAGCGAAATATAGCTTTCTGCCCGTAACTATCGGCTGCTGTGGTATTACCTTATATCCTAACTGAGTGCATATTTTCGCCGCAGCCTTCTCCGCATCGGTTGTATGTGAAAGGAGGTCGCAGCGAATTTGTCTGATTAAAGCCTTCGAGTATTTCATTTGCCTTTCTTCATCATATCAATCTCATCCTGTAGGTAGAAGATTGCCTTACTCAAATCCTGTATTCTCTGTTCACGTTCTGAAAGGTTCATTTCCTTCTTACCCTTACGCAAGAGATACTTTACTGCTGAGCCACAGTTGAAATCAAGGTGTCGGCAAATATCAATCGTCTCTATGCCGCATAGTTCCTTTAGCCAAGCGTAACGGTCAGGGTGATTAACCATTTCAGCTTTTTCTTCACTAACGATAGTGCCATTTTTCGCAATCACTTCAAACTGGATAGGGATATTCTCTGAATATGGTTCATTGTATTCATCTTCTATAATATTGCATTCTACAATAGATTTATCTACATTGACAACTTTTAATCTAAGCGGGTACATATTGATAAGCGCATATTGACCTTCTCCAATTTTATAGATATACATTTTTATTACACTGCTTGCTGCGCCAATCACTTGATTTGGTTCTATTGGTAATGTAAACACCAGCCCTTTATGTATCTTCATTGATTCTATCATAATTCTTGCTTTTTAAAAAAATTATCTTATCTCTATTTTAATTTTATAAATCGACTTTGGTTCTAATCTATCAGAACCATTAAGCAATAAATGAGCAATCGTATCTGCTATGGAGTCATTAATAGCCCTTCTCGTAAATTCAGAAGAATCCCCATGTTCATTTTCTTCATAGACACTTAAGAAATCCTTGTTATTATCCGTTACGATAACCCCGTTATCAGCAAATTCTATCTTAAAGCTAAGCTTTTCCATACATTACTATCTTTTTGATTTTGTTTCCTTTTTATCATGTTCCTTCATGTAATACTTTTGCTGATTAACCATAACCCTTGTGATGGTGTTTTGCATTTTTTCAATCAGAAATCTCGGTGTATCAGTATCACGAATTACAACTGGATTCCTGTCATAATGTGCTCTGTACCATTTCTGCGTATAATCGTCGTCAATTCTTACAGATATTACAAACTTAGGAATAAAGAGGTCGCTGCGTTTCTTTCTTTTGTATTTGCTCATTTCTTTTGATGGGCATCTATACTCGATATTATTCTTATCCAGCCAGCCCATCAATTTCTTTAACTTCGTTTCATTTTTCATTTGAATATCTCCTACAATTTAGTTATCACCTAACATCTTTTCAACCTCATTATCATAGTCATTCTTCTTAAACCAAGTAGTGAGGTCAAAGATTACTTCCGTATCCTTTTTCAGAGTTTTGTATTGACTTAGATATTCTCTACCCGTTACTTTGTTAGCCTTTCTCACTTTATCTAAAAACCAAAAGTAATTTTTTAAATATTCCGAATGGAATGTGATAATATCAGCATCTTTGCATTTTTGCATCATAAACAGTATCGCTTCTACAATAACGACTGCTTTTGAAGCGCAATAAATGTGATTTTTCTCTTTTATCACAACTTCTCCGTTCTTAATGATGATAACCGAAAATTTACCTATCGCGAAATTTTCTTCATAATCACAACTTACGTAGCATTCATATCCAACAAGTTCTTTTGCTGGTGTGAGATAAGTATCAAGCCAATTTTCTTTTTCTCCATTTTGTATCTCCTGTGTTATTATATAATCGGGTGGGGCATACGTGCGCCCGTAAGTTAATTTTTTCTTGGGCTGTCGCCCCTATAAGGAAATAAATTTAATTAAAATTCTCCTCCCTTATTTTATTGTTTTTGATTTTACATAAACTACATTTTTGCCTCCTTTCTTCTCGTACCATGACGAGATATTGATATAGCATCGTCCATTTGCATACGATAGATATTTGATTCGACATAAAATGCGTTTCTGCTTTTTGCACTTATCACAATCACAGAATCGCCAATATCCTTGATAGACATATTATTTGTACAAGCCTTTGCATCGCACCTTATTTCTTTAATTCTTGTGCGCTTTTTGATAATGCCTTTGCCTACAAGCTGATTTGTGACTTTGAACGCTTGGTACATCGTGCCAAAGATAACATCCTTTATTCTGTCATAAGATAAACCTTTGTTATCGCAAAATTTCTTCCTCAACATACGACTTTCACGTTTAAGAGCCTTACGAATAATTTTCGCATTTCTCCCATTCGTCCCCTTATTGTGCGTATTGATTACATCCTCTTGCATCCTAACTTGGTTCTCCATGACAATCCTTCTCAAAAGGTTTTTGAGGGCAGGAAATGTCATCTTCGTTAAATCATCCTTGCGAAGCTTATAACTATATCCGTCATTTGAATGTATGCTACGTGCAATGAATCTCTTCTTTCCATTTTTTTCTTCAAAACGGAAATACCCTATCTTGCAACCATATTCAAGCAGTCTCTTTAATTTATTATTGTCAATATGCAATAATTTAGCACAATGATTATATGATACAAGATTAAGGTCTGATGAGCGGAATAAGAGCTTTATTTTAAGAAGCAAACAGAAGGCATCCAAGCGATTCTTATCGCCCAGAGCAAACTTAGCCTCATTTATTCCTATTCTTATTCTTTTCATCATTATATATAAAGCAAAAACCAAACAGATGAAAGGTACTATCAATCATTCCGTTTGGTTTGTATATAGAACCCTTTCACTTGTGTTGATTGGGCGTATATGGTTCTTTCTTAGTTGGAAAATAGTACTTCCCTTTTCATGCCGCAAAATTAAAAAGAATTATTCATATAGTACTTTAAAATCTCTTAAAAGATAATAGTAAACTAATAATAAATATTAATTCAGGCGATAAAAATTTGTTTAACTGAAAAGTTATTATTAATTTTGCGGCATAAAAATTAATAACAACAATTAAATATAGGAGATACAACAATGAATACAGAGATTTTAAGCAAGCAAGTGTTAGATTACATCATTAATGATGTTGAGACAACCATTCATCGATTGGGCATCAATGCTCAGCTTTCTATAAAAGTAGAAAAAGATTATAGAGGTAATGAGTATGAGAAGTTGGTAAGTATATCGTTTCAGACAATGCCAATGCTCTTCAAAGAGATTCACTTGGAAGGCAATATTGCAATAAGAGATAAGGTTGACGCAAATGATGATTTCTTGGAGGTTCACATTAATCTCGATTATTACTATCATACATTTGATAATGGTAACAACGGGCATACTTTAGGCAGAATTATCTTCGAGGTTGATAAGCGAACCAATGAGAAGATGAAGGAGAGCGGTAAGGAGAGCAATTATATTTCAATGATTGTACGTAAGGTTCAGTCACTCGAAATCTAAGAAAGGTAATAGCAGGGCTAACCACCCTGCTATTAATATAGGAGATACAAAAATGGAAAAAGAAAAAGACATGATGAACCCATTAAATTGGGGAGTTAATGAGATTAAAGATGCTTGTGAGGCATTTCTACTTTCACTCTTTTGTGTATTCGCAATGTATATAACATTATTAATTTTTAGATAAGATGGAGATAGTAACGACATTTGTTAAGTTTCGTTGTCCCAAAAGTGCAATGAAGGAACAATCGCATAATGCTCAGATATTTAATTTTGATGACAAAAATGGTGAGATAAAAATCTTTGTTCCAAAATCAAAACTAATCATTAAAGAGGATTCTGTAAGTGAAGATTTTAATGTGTGCATAATGCCGAAATGGGCTTTCTTCAAGACAAAGAAATTATCATTCTTTGTTGAAATTTTAGGCGAGACACAACACATGGAGGTAGTAGACGATATAGATTAATTATTATTTTTATATATTCATTTTTAAAAAAGGAGATACAACAATGAACACAATGGCAATGAATTTGATGGCACAGCCAAAAGTAGCAGAGGTAGCGGTTGCAAAGCAGCCAGAGTTGAAGAGTGATAATATGAATCAGTTCTTGGATTTTGAGACATCCAAGGTACAGATTCTGACAATCGACCAGCTTGAACGCACCGAGAAAGAGAATGATGTGTACGGAAAGCCTTTGAAAGGCATCTATCATTTTGACCTTATTCATAAGGTGGAAGACTTGTGCGAGAAATACGGCTATAAGGCTGAGATTTACGACCTCTTTGCGGCGAATAACAAAGACCGCAATACTCCAGGTGTTACCCGTTTGCCTGAGAAGGAAGCTTTGATGGGAGATAGAGCAGTAGAGGCTCATATCCTTCGCCGAGTATTCTGTAATATCCGCTTGCGTGACTTTGATAAAGGAGAGGGCAATGATGAGATTACAACCAATATGGCGGTATCATTCCATCAGAAGGGTATTCAGTTAGGTATTGGTAGAAACGTAGTTATCTGTCATAATCAATGTATGCTTAGTGCTGAACATTACGCTGCTACCTACTCAGACCTCAATAGCAGAAGAGGAGCTTTCAAGCTCGATGAGCTTCTTCAACGTGCTGATGATTGGCTCGCTAATCTAAGAGGTATCATTGATGTTAATGATGAAATGATTGAGCGTATGAAAAATCGTGAGATTAAGGCACAGGAGATGTTTACCATCATCGGTATGTTGACCTCGCTCCGTGTTGCTGCTGAAACGAAATACAAAGGTATTCGCAACCTTCAAGTCATCCCTCTTAATCAGGCACAGATTGGTCGATTGACCGAAAAAATGATGATTGCTTACTACGAGCGCAATGTGGTTACCGCTTGGGATTTGTACAATGCGGCTACCGATATGTATAAGTCAACTCAGCTCGACCAGCCAATGATTCTTTCACAGAACTTGGCAATGAGTAGCTTCATTCAGAATAAGTTGATTTAAAGATGTAACTACATAAGATTGAATATAGAAAAGTCGATAACAAGAGCCATCAAGCCGCCGTGAGGTGTCGGCTCTTTCTTTTAGGTGTTTTTAGTTACATAAGTTCGTAAATTTATAACGGTTATTCAGTTGCATCCTACAGCGGTAGGGGTTCCCAAAGAAAACCAATCGCACTGGGTGCGTGGGTTGTATGGTAGTGATACCAAATTATTCTTATCAAATTCAATCCTACAATAGGATTAGCACAGTTTACTCTGTATAAGCAGCCCTTAATAAGCAGAGGTTGGCGAGGGTTCGATTCCCTCCTTTGGAACTAATTGTTTTTAAAGTAATAATTATGGATAATTTTAACGCAAAATTAAATTTATTAAAGCTCAAAAGAGCTGGTGTTATGCAGATTCAAGGACGTGGCGAAGTTCTTCGGTGTCTGGTTATTCCTATTGAAGAGAATAATATCTTTGTAAGCACGGATGATAACAATCGTCCAAAGGCTGCTTATCTCGACCTTACCGCTTGGGCACTGCAGAACCCTAAGTATGATGAAACTCATATGATTAAGCAGTCGCTACCAAAAGAGGTTCGTGAGAAAATGACAGACGAGGAAAAGAAGGCGATGCCTATTCTTGGTGGCATGAGGCCAGCGAGCTTCGAGGTTCAGAATGCGGCTACTACTTGTGATGCTCCTTTTGCACAAACGCAGAATTCGGATGATTTGCCATTCTGAGTAAAGGTGTTATTAGATAATGGTTTTAAATTAGTTTTAGATTATTAGAAATATGCGTAGTATAACGAGTAATTGGTTTGAGGTAGGAATCCGCTACCAAAAGACCCAAGAAGATGGTTCGGAGAAATCTGTTACCGAAAAGTATGCGATTGATGCCTTATCCTTCACGGAAGGTGAGAGCGCAATCACAGAGGAAATGGCTGCTTATATCAGTGGCGAGTTCAAGGTTAAGTCGATGCAAGAGGCTTCATACAGAGAGGTATTCTTCTCTGATAAGGATGATGATGATTGCTGGTACAAGGCGAAATTGCAATTCATTTCCTTTGATGATAAGTCAAATAAGGAGAAGCGTATTAACGTGACTTATCTCGTACAGGCAAAGTCAATGCACCGAGCAATAAGTAACATTGATGAGGTGATGAAAAAGACCATGATAGAATATGAAATCATTGGTCTCAGCAAAACCAACGTGTACGATGTATTCGAACATAAGACAAAGGAGGAGAAGGAACAGAAGTCTAACGAAGAAAAAAAGGAGGAGTAAAACATGGCAAGACCTAAAAAAAATGCCGTAGAACAGCCTTTAGGACTGAACGGCGATAAATTATCAACAGAGAATAATAACGCCCAGCAGAGCCAGGAAAATGCGGCTCAGCAGGAAAGTAACGGACAAGTTAAGGAGTCTGAGGAAGATAAAATTCCTTTGGAAGTAAGGGATATCGTTCCGTTGCCTATCTATGATAACAATAATTCGTTTATTATCTATGCCACAAACGATATTGAAGCCCGTAAAGGACGATTATTAGTAAGGACGGGTATTACGCTCAAAGAGGGTTATAGCGGTCTAATTGTTCCTATCACAGAGAATGCTCTCAAAGGTATCCCTACGGAAACCGATTATCGTTTACAGCACTCTGATGTAATTTCTACATATGTCAAGGAAGGAGAAGAGGTAAGACTCGTGCTCTCTATCAACGATGAAACAATGATACAAGAGCAAACGAACTTCGGTTCACGCACTCGCAATCTTATTATTCCGAAAGGTGTTCCGCTCGCTATTCTTCTTGTATATAAATTGTAGTCGAACTTGCGGATGGCATAGAGGGTATGTCATCCGCTAAAACCTGAATATAATGAACAATATTGATAAAACTGAAAAATCAAGAAAGCTGATTGAGATAAATAATGCGTACCGAAAGATTAGAAAAGACAATCTCGTCTACGAGGTTGAAATTCATTGTGTTGGTGGAACATACATGATTAAGAATCAGCAGATTAATTCCAAGATTATAGATATGCTTATAAAGGAATCTCAAAAGCTGATAGAAAGTGAGGCTAATAATGGTTAAAAAAGTAGTTATTGTTAAGTTCAAAAAGACAAAAAAAGAGGAGGTTTTTCTTACTTGCCCAGAGATTTACCTTAAGCACAATAAGGAAGAACTCGGAATATGTCTTAATGCATTATGGAATGCGTTATCGAAGAATAATGGTCGCTACGAAAATCGTTATTGTGTGGTTTATTATCGCAATAACGACAAATCATTAAAAACTGTTATATGGGACTAAAACCGAAAAGAAATGATGGAAAGTTCTGCGTTGTGTATCCGCACTCGTTGGATGATAACCTTCTCTCTATGTATGCGCAAGGTATGAGTATTCCTGAGATTAGCAAAGAAAAAGGAATGTCATGTGATACAATCAGAAGAAGACTCACCTCTAAGGGTGCTAATCTTTCCGCTGTTCGGTATATATCATCTAAGGGTGGGTACAGAAAGAGCGGCCGAAATATTCCATGGACAGACGAAATGGTCAAAAAACTCATAGAGTTATATCCGACACATACAAACATAGAGATAGCAGAAATTCTTCAACTAACAGAGAGGCAGGTAATAAGAAAAAGCCGTACATTGAAGCTTTATAAAGATGCCGAATGGTTAAAGAACCAGCACAAAAAACATATCTATCTTGCATCGATAATCAGTCGCAAAAGCAAAAAACATTTTTCCTTTCAAAAAGGCAATACATACGGAAAGGAGTATTGGGAACGGATAAAATCACTTTAAAACTTAAAAAATATGGAAAAAAATAAAGATTTACCAAAAGAGGAGCAGCTTCGGATAATTCTACAGAATTACGATAGTAAAAAGGCAGAATGCGATGCTCTTGTAAAAGAGAACTCTGAATTAAGAAAAACAATCAAAGAAAAAGATGTTCTTTACAAGAATATGCTCGACCGCTTCAATGGTTTGAACGGGAAAGCTGTTTCTAAAGAGAACTGGGAAGCGAGATATAATCAGCTTAAAGCGGATTTAGAAAAAAGAAACAAGCAGTTTACTACGATGCATAATCAGTTACAGAAGGCACGCAGTATATTGGATTCTCTGAGAGGGGTATTTTGTGGAGCTTACAATAAACTTGAGGATTATTGTGCCGCAGTAGGTATCGGACATGAAGTTATCATATCCAAAGAGGGCGATGGGCTTGTCTACGACCGTGAATACAAAAACATGAAGCAGGAAGATAAATTCGTTAGCTATGTAAGGGATATTATCTCCGTGTATAAAAAGACTGGTGCGCTCAGAGGTATCTCTCTTATCGCAGGGAAATACAATGTTAGTTCTTTGACCAAAGAGCAATTTTTCAAGTATGGCCTGAATTGTGATGATATGATTTCTGATGAATACATAAGAAGTCTTTATGAAAAGGCAAAAAAACATTTGTAATTATGGAAGATATTATAATTAAGCGAGATGGTAATTTCGGCTTCGACGTGTGGCAAGGAAATAAACACAGTAACCATCTTGGGTATGATGAAATGTTAGGGCTTATTTCAGCCCTAACAATGCCAGAGAACAGACCTTGCCTTCAATGGATGAAATCTGACAAAGAATGGGAAATACAAGACGAAATTTTAAAAACAATCACAAAGCAGCCTTTATTTGAAGGCATACGTAAATGCGAGATATGTGGTTGCGAGAAGCCGATAAGCGAATTCTCTGAGTCTTACATGTATCGTTGCAAAACTTGTCAATCCGAAATAATGCGTAATACAAGAAAAGAAATAAAGAAATGAAAAATAAATCAAAGAAATGGTATTTGAAGTATAAAGGGATGATTACTTTCCTGTTGTATCTAACATTTTGTCTATGCGCATATATAAATAGACATTTAAATGCATGTTTGTTGCTGATGTTGTTATGTATCCTTTGGGCAGTATTAATGTATTGGATGCAAAGCCGCATCAACGACAAACTCGCACAGCATAATGCCGAACTGATGAAGCGGAACGATGATTTATCGAAGCTGTGTGATGACATAGACAAGGATAGAGCTACACGTCGCATCATTTCATATTTCTATCTGTACAAATACCTCAATGCTCAGAACGATGTCGATTTCTGTAAGCGAAAGATAAATTGTACTGATTATCTTTCTAAAAAAAGATGGTTGGAATTTATGATTGAAACATATACAGGAATACTTAAAGAAAGAGGGCAGAACGTATGAAAGATGTAGAAATATTCAATGATAGTTTTCAAAATTATAAGACCTACGGTATTCCACATGCGCAACTTATTTTAACTGACGTACCCTACGTTCTTGGTAAAAACGCTTATGCCTCCAATCCTGCTTGGTACAAGGATGGTGACAACAAAAACGGAGAAAGTGAACTGGCTGGTAAGCAGTTCTTTTCTTCTGACAGTGAGTTTCGCCCTGCCGAATTTATGCACTTCTGTAGCAAGATGCTTATAAAAGAGCCTAAGCAGTCGGGCAAATCACCTTGTATGATTCTATTTTGTGAGTACGAACAGCAATTTCAGTTTATACAGCTTGGTAAAAAGTACGGACTGATGCACTATATACCATTGGTATTCCGCAAGAACTTCTCGGCTCAGGTATTGAAAGCAAATATGAAGGTTGTTGGTAATTGCGAGTATGGTCTTATCCTCTATCGTGATAAATTGCCGAAATTCAATAATAATGGGCAAATGATATTCAATTGCTTTGATTGGGTTAGAGATAATTCAACGCCAAGGGTGCATCCTACCCAGAAGCCTGTACCTTTGCTCGAAAGGTTGATAGAAATCTTCACAGATAAAGGGGATGTAGTCATTGACCCATGCGCAGGTTCGGGAACAACTCTTAGAGCTGCTGCGAATTTAGGTCGTAAGGCTTATGGTTTTGAGGTAAATAAGGAGTTTTTTAGAGGAGCAAAAGAAAAAGTATTATCAAGAATTGAACCCAGATTATTTTAATTATGAAGTACGATGAGTTTTTAAAGAAGGAGTCTGCTCGAAAGTCAAGAGCAACCCCTCGGCATGAAGAGTCTCATATACAGATACAGATGGTGAATTGGTTTCGCTTGCAATATCCATCATACATTATCGCTGCCATCCCCAATGGTGGACGGAGAAATGCTGTTGAAGCAAAGATAATGAAAGGAGAGGGTGTGTTGGCAGGCTTCTCTGACCTCATTGTTGTAGCATTCAATAGTATCCTTTTTGTTGAGGTTAAAACAGAAAAAGGAAAGCAGAGTGTATTACAGAAGAAATTTCAGTCCGATATTGAACGATTAGGTTTTCAATATTCCGTTTGTCGTTCTTTGCAAGATTTTCAGTTAACAATCGAGCGGTGGCTTAAAGCTAAATTTTCCGTGTAATTAATTAAAGAACAATATTTAAGTCTAAAATAATATTAAATACTAATAGAAAGCTAATAGAAAATTTGTTTGTCTGAAAATAAAATATTAATTTTGCGGTATAAATAATTAATAACAACAATTAAATTTAGGAGATACAACAATGAAAGTTACAATGATTAACGGAAAGGTAGTAGAAGCTAACGTTTTTGATTACGTTGCTCAGATTTACGAAGGTGGTAAATGGCAAACGGTTGCCGTTAGCCCAGACTATTCAGAGGTTGAAAAGAAACGTAAAGAGTATGCCGTTAAAGGTTACTATAACAGAATCGAACAACTAAACTAATTAATAATATATAGGAGATACAACAATGATGACAAAGGAAGAAGAAATCAAGCATCTTGTAGCCTTGATGGGCAAAGGCTGCGGTGATACATACTTCAATCAGTTCTTTAGCATCTGCGACATAGAACAGATGATACAGAATATTAAAGATGATTTTGCTATCGAGATGGGTTGCTCATTCGTTAAGAAGGCAGAGGTGCTTGAGAAGAAGTTGCATGAGGAACAGAAAGCCCACGACCAGGATATGCTTGACTTCGTTGAGGAGATGCTTATAACAGAAGCACAGGGTGGCAATTCACTCAATGTTGCGATGAAGAAAATCGGAATGGATAACACCATTAAGATTAAGTACAAGAATGAGATTGCACTCAGCGAGGAGGAGATTGATTATTTGGTTTCTAAAATTGATTAACATGTAAGGATGCTTTTCTATGATTACTATTATAAATAAATATACAGGCGAGTTTATTGCTAAGTATTCTGGGGCTTTGATTAGTGAGTCTACAGCTGATTCTTTTATTGCAAACGTAAAAGGGACTGGCGTATTCAGAGGACGTTGGAACGCTATCGTGGAATACTTTATTCCGATTGGCTTGAATGCAACGCAATGCCTTCTCAAAAGCCGATACGCTGTGAAGGAATGTATGAAGAAGAAATAATAAACGTTTAAATATAGGAGATATAGTTATGGCATTAGCAGTTTCATGTCACGGAGTTAAGAAGCTTGTTGAGGATATTAACAAGCTATACGGAAAGCATATTGTAACCGCAGAATTACAGAAAGACGGATGGGTCATCCTTGTAGGAGAAGAAATCCGAATTATGTCGAGTCCTTGTGAAGCGGTTCAATTCCTTGATGGATTGAAATGTATGGCCAAGATTATGAAAGATAGTTTTTAATTTAACAATCGGGCAGCGTAATTGCTGCCCATAAAGATAGGAGATACAATATAATGGAAAATCAAGAAAATTTTAGAAATTGTAGTAGCAAAAAGGTAAGAGAAGCAGTCAGTAGCCATCCTGATTATAAAGTTCGCTGGATGGCTGGCTTTGCTTGGAACGGTGCTGGAAGTAGAGAAATTAAACGTGAGGGCGAGCGAAAGATTTTACGACCAGGAGGCTGGTTTATGGGAACTTTCGAGGATGAGCTTAATCGTTGCTTAAATTGGGCTTGCGCTCAGAATATGAAGATAGACCATGATAAGAAGGAAATCTTTATCAATGGTTTTAGTGAAAATGATATGCTTTAAAATATAGTCTTATGTTTGTAGAATTTAAGAACTTAAACGTAGTATTCGGGAAAAAGTTTCCTTTGGCTATCGTGTATCTCAATAAGTATGATAGTGAACAATTCTTGAAGGAGCAAGGAATGGTAAAATCTGGCTCATATTGCAATTTTAGCCCACTTATTGCTATCGTTGATTTTGTTCCGCAGAAAATCGGGTGCGGGATAGTTTTTGCTAATTATCGCATTCTTAATAAAAAGGAAGAGGAAGATGCCTTGGCTATTTTTAAAAGAAGCAATCTTACTATCAATGATAAAGGGTTTGTTTCCTTCCTTGATTATAAGCAGATTTGCTTTGAGGTAGATGGAAATATTCTTCCTTATGATGATTTCTGTAAGTATCAGCTACCTAAGAATAAGGTATTCAAACTAATCTTTGATAATGGCTTCTCCTATCATGGCTCAGAACCTTTTAAGGGTGATGTAAAGAAGTATGCTGATACCGCAATCAGGGTTGCTGAGAAGATTGGTTGTCTTTGGTTTTATTGGAGAATGGGTTTCACACTTAACAACCTTCTTTGCGTAGATGTTTCTTATGGGAATGATGAAAGCTATTCTGTGGTTTCTAATACATAATAGATATGGAAGATAAGAAATTTATTATCGAAGCTCACGGAGAAGCACCTTACGCTTTGCGCATAAACGAGGGTTATGAGCTTGTAAGTAACGATAGGACTATGCGCCTTTTAATCGGTAAAGTGTCATACGCTGATGATGATACAGGTCAGCATGGTAGTATCTTTAGAGTTGCATGTTTTGTTCGTGAGGATGGTGGTTGGATAAAGACAAGCGAAGAATCTCTTACAAAGACCATAACGGACTACGTCAAGCAACTGAATAAATCTTTGCAATTCACGAAGGCTGTGAAGGAGTATAGAGAACAGATGGATATATCCGACCAGTGGTCAACACAGAATACGCAATTAGAATGAGTTTTATTTTATTCATGTCATCACTATGCGTTATAAGCATAGTATTGATACATTTTCTTCATCGTGAAAGATAATATGATTATGAAAGATATGTTAACTAATAACAATCGAGCAATCGACAGTTCGATAGTTTTGCCAAGGCAAATACAGGTCGAGGTCTGCGGTTATAAATCAATAATTAATGTTCCATATGATATGGCAGAAGAGCGGTTGCAAGAAGCCCTTGATAATGCCTATTCGATGCTCGTTCAAAGCTGCTATATGGAATATATCCTTGCGGATAATTTCCTTATCATTGCTAAAGATATATTCGTTAGGAAAAAGATATTTCGCTTTAATATTAAAAAGTTTTTCGTTGATTGTCAGTCTGATATAAGAAAAACAATGAAAATTTATAAGGTTCACATGAATGATGATTATTATGATGAATATTCGTCAATTCTATACGGAAAGGTATCTGATGTGATTGAACATATGCGTAAGCTCATTGAGGATAAGCTCAGAAACCTTCATTCTAAATGCAATCCGTATATAGCTTCTTATGCAATAATGATGCAAAACCTTGTACAGCAAGTTGATGATACTTACAAGAATGTAATGGATTCGTTAAAGAAAAGATACGATGTTGACCTGTCAAAGGTATTCGATAAATACCGCTCTCGGCTTGCCTTTACAATGGTAGACAACCTTTTGTATGCAATTATGCAGAGTGATGCTGATAAGTTCACAGACAATATTGTCAATAATAAGAAGATACTTGCTCTGTGGTCAGAGGTAACCAAGCGATTGTATAACCCAAAGAATCTGAAAGAGGCTCGCTTGTCGGCTTTCTATAGTATGCCGAAAGAATATCAATCTTTGTACACCCTGAATGAGGATGGTACTTGCGAGCCAAAGGAGGGTGTGTCTAAATGGAAGAAAGGAGCGTAGGGTATGGATAGAGAAGATATGCGTAAGCTGATTTCGTGGGGTAATGAATGCTCTAAGTACACAAAGAAGAAGCTATCTGAGATAACTGTTCAAGAATGCCTTGATTTTTGGCACTTTATGATATGGAATAAGCATAACTTTGCCCCACCAATTATATATTATAAGAGTTATATTCTCATTTTACCTTAATATATGTTGTATCTCTGGGAGTGGCGGTTTCGGCTGCTGCTCCCTTCTAAAAGAAAAAATTAAATTAAAAGTATATGGAAGAAATAATCAAAATTACTGAGCATAACGGCAAACGTGCCGTCAATGCAAGAGAGTTACATCAGTTCTTGGAGAGTAAGCAGCAGTTTGCAAACTGGATTAAGAACCGTATCGAGAAGTATGGATTCGTTGAGAACCAAGACTTTTGCTCATTTAATAAAGTTATTAAACGAGAAACTGGTGCTACAACGATAACAGAATATGCCCTTTCCGTTGATATGGCAAAGGAGCTTTCAATGGTAGAAAACAACGAGAAAGGTCGCCTTGCACGCAAATACTTTATTGAGTGTGAGAAGATAGCAAGAGAAGTAGCTATGGCTTCCTATCAGATAGAGGACCCCATCAAGCGTGCTGAGCGTTGGATTGAAGAGCAGAAAGAAAAGAAAGCACTCGAAGCAAAGAACCTTGAGATGCAACCAAAGGCGCAGTACTTCGATGAGCTTGTTGAACGTTCCCTGCTTACTGGTTTTCGTGATACCGCAAAGGAACTTGGCTTAAAGCAGTCTGAGTTTATCAAAATTCTTATTGATAGGGGATATATCTATCGTACACCAAAAGGCGAGCTAAGACCGATTGCTAAATATACAAATGATTTATTTGAATTAAAAGACTTTAAGAGCATAAGCAGCGACCACGCAGGGGTACGGACTTGGATAACCGTCAAAGGAAAGAAGGTATTTCAGCTCTTATTCAGTAGAAAGGCATAAAGCTGCTGCTCCCTTCTGAGTAATAAAGCCTTTTAGTTGCTTTTATTTTCTTTTACAGCATTAATAATACATTTTAGTCTGCTTTTAAAAGCTATTAAAACCAAAAATTGTTGGAGAAAAATTTTGTAGTTCGCAGATTTCTTTTTAATTTTGCGACGTTCAATAAAGATAAGCTGATTGAGAATGAGAAGCTCTTTCAGTATAATGGAGGGGCATTTTTTATGCTCTGATTTCTCATAAAGAAATACAATATAGGCGTATTGTCCCTTGCATATATTATAATGGTGTATGCGTTCCTTCAGCTTATCGGAATTGAACAAAGGGTAACAGTACGCCCTTTATGTGTCTGTTAGTTAAACGTTCAAAAAGATAAGCAAAATGAAGAACGTAGAAATTTTTAATTCTCCTATGTTTGGAGAACTTAGAGCATCACGGAACGAGAAGGATGAACCTTTGTTCTGTTTAAAGGATGTTTGTGATTCTTTGGGATTGCAAGTTGGTTCAACGGTTAAACGTTTATTAGAACGAGACATTAATTCAACTAACGTCTCCTCAAATGCCCCTTATACTATCGGGGTTACTGATGCTAATAATCACATTCAGCAGATGTACTTCGTAGCAGAACCTGACCTTTATCGTGTAATTTTCCAATCTCGCAAGCCTTCCGCTCGCAAGTTTCAAGATTGGGTATTTGAAGAGGTGTTACCTACTCTTCGTAAGGAGGGTTCTTATTCCATGACGCAATCTAAGCAGCCTTTGGCAAGCTATCAGATTGAAGACCCTATAGAGCGTGCAAAGCTTTGGATAGAGGAGCAGCAGCATACAAGAGCACTTGAAACTCAGACCGAACAGCAGGCGCAGACTATCGGCATTCAGCAGAAAGAACTGACTATTGCCGCACCAAAGGTCAAGTACTACGATGATACACTTGCATCAACAGACTGCCTTACCACCACACAAGTTGCTGATGACCTCGGTATCAGCGCAAGGGCACTCAATCAACAACTCGCCAACGCAGGTATTCAATACTTTCAATCAGGCTCTTGGCATTTGAAGGGTAAATTTCGTGAGTGGCAGCTCGCAAGCACTCGAACTTATAACTACATGAAGGGTGACGGTTCTACTGGAACGAAAGTAAACCTTGTGTGGAATCAACGTGGCAAGCGTTTTATTCTTGCTCTCTATAACAATGATTTTAATCTAAAGGATGCTATCGCTGAAATCAACGGCGAAAAGAGAGCTACGCTTGAATCTAAAAATAATCAGTCTTACTTTTAATTGAATAGGAGAAATTAGAAATGAATAATCAGAATACAATAATAGAGAAAACAGTTGATAATGGTGCTACTCAGCGGTGTATTAATCTACTTAAAGAGCTTATGGCAGTACAGGAGAAGGCTATGAAGTTCTTGGTATCTGAGGGTATTGATGACTCGTTGGAAGGTGAAGCAATAGCCGATGGACTTGGCAGCACAATCAGAGCTTTTGACGGCATTCTTCCAGAGGGCATTTATAACAAAACTTTAGGGATAGAGGTTTAATGTATTACGTATATAGGAGATACGTAATACAACAAGGTGTAAATAATTATAGGAGATACAGCTACTATAAGAAAGGCAGGGCACTATTTGCGCTCTGCCTTTTCTTGTCTTTTCTACCCGTTACGTTTTCTTTATTTTTTCGATATATGGCTTGAATATGCCTTGAAGTTTATTATATGTTTCTAATATCCAAGCGAATATGGGTTCCCATTTGTCTTGCTCATATCCACCATATTCATAATTCGTAGCCATTATTACACTCGTTTTGTAGTCTTCTGCCAAGTTCCATTGAAGTGCTGGCTTTCCGAATACTTCATTGATAGCTTCCTTATCCTTTTCTATCAGCTTATAATGCTTTTTGTTTTCAGCTTTATCAGAACCATCAAGCAACAAGCGGACAGAAGCAGAACCTTTGCGTACAAACAGGTCGTAATGAACCTTTGATGTTCCCGTTGAGATATTCATCCAATGGTAGCTTTGTGGCATCTTTTGAAAGTCAGCTCCGTTCTTGCTTGCGTATTCATTGAATGCCGTCCAAAACTTCATCAATCGCTGTTCTGTGTCTGATTTCGGCGAAGCTTTGCCCTTCTCGTATGGTGGTGCGCATACAATATCAAATAGTATGCCTACCTTTGAGTTGCCGACGCTTACGGCAGTTGCTTCTATCAGATAGAAGTTACATTGAATGGTTGAATCATTCAGCATCTGAATAGCACTGATATGCTCTGCTCTTGCTTTCTCAACTATCCATACAGCGTAATCAGCGTTATAATGTGCAGCATAAGTTATTACCTTACCCAAATGGTCGGAATCGCTATCGCCAAACTGATTTTCTATAATGATACTTTTCTCTCCATCATCACCAGCTTTGGCTACAATATCAACTTTCATCGTCTCCAGTTTATGCTCACGCTCGGCTTCTGAGATATTGATTTCCAACTTCTCTGATAGTATGCCGATATTCTTTGTAAGCCAAGGTGTGAACCCTGATGCTTCACCCTCAAAGATTTCCTTTAACGGATGGGTATTTATCTGCTCTATATCTTTCATTGTTATTTATCCATACAAGGAATTTTCATTTCCCACAATGATACTCTTTCAAATTGTTTCGCAAGGATTCTTATATATCCATGACCTTCTTTTAGGTATTTAACTACCTCTCCTTTCTTAAACATTCCAGGTGATGCCGTTTTAGGATTTCCACTCTCCAAGAACATAGTTATTTTCTGTTTCTTTTTGAGCTGCCCATTCTCATCATAATATCCAAATGTAGCTACAAAGGAGTTATTCTTATCGTAATCAAAGATACCTTCATTGCAAATGATTCTAAAATCATTTTTATAATGAGACCAGAAGATAAACGTATTCTTCTCTTCATCCTCATACATAAAAGATACATACTCTTTCGTTCCTCTTAGTTCATCTGCCTTATGTAAAGTACTCGACCACTCTTGTGCGAATGTTTGCATCGTAAAGAATAACATAGCTCCGATAAATAAAAGCTTCTTCATATTCAATATCTCCTATATTAATATTTATAAATTGTACAATACCTATTTAAAACACGCTCTGCGGCGTTATCTTTTCCTTGTTTGGTATATACTAAGGCAAGGCGAAGATAGCCCGTTCTGCGCAAGCGACCGAGGTACATCATCCGCTCGTAGCAATATGATGCCCTGCTAAGTATTCCTTCTTTAAGATAGCATTGAGCCATTGCCGCCAACTCCTTTGGTGATGCGTCATAAATCTGTGTCATAACTCGTCTGATTTGGTTATGAATGCAAAGATAGCAAAAAATGGATTAATATCATATTATATATCATATTTTATATAAAATTATCTTTAATTCACCATTTAAGTCTAAAAGAATATTAAACACTAATAGAAAGTTAATAAGATAAGTTGCTTATCTGAAAATAAAATATTAATTTTGCGGTATAGAAATTAATAATTAACAATTAAACATAGGAGATACAACAATGACAACAAAAGATGTAGAGAAGCTTTTAGTTAAGCTTACAGATGAGCAGAAACAACTTCTTAAAGACACAATCAACTTTGGCTTTTGGGGTAATGCCGACATGGAGTTTGTAGAAGACAAAACAGAAATTAAAACTTTAGGAAGTAATGGGTACTGTACTAACGAAGCTAAAAAGGCAGGGCATTTTAGTGGAAGAAAAATATCTGCGATGTTTCGCTCTATTTACAGAAAACTTTCTATTATCGGTGGAATGGGAGAATTTCTTACGCACTGCTCTGATTGGTGGGGCAAAGGTACAGGTGATATGATTTTCATAAGAATCGATTTTGTAGAAGCCTTTGAAGGCTGGGCTAAAGAAAAGTAATAATATAGGGGCAGGGGTTCCTGCCCTATAAATTTAGGAGATACGACAATGAAACGGTTTGAAGATTACTAAAAAGCTTATAATAAATGCTATGAACTTTTGCAAAAACTCACAGCATTGATAAAAGAGACAGATGGCAACCTCACTATTGAGATAAGATTTACTTATATTGACAAATATCCAATACTTTCTGTTACCTACTATTGTAATTACCTATACGCATTTCTTCCACAAGAAGATGGTACATTTGTCATTTCTACAGACAACAAAATCTATACAATGGATGAAATTGAGGCGAAGATAAGAAAGAATTGTTTGTTAGACTAAAATATAAGAGTAATGAGAACTATCAATACATTTATTCCATCAGAATCAGTTTTGGCTTTTGAGAAATTCGCAAAAAAGACAAAGAAGAACGTTGAAGGCTTTACCTATTCGGTAGGTAAGCCTTATGAGAAGCTTTTCCGTCATCCTGTCATTAAAGAAAACGGAATGGCTGGTTATTGCATCAAGGTTTTTCACGAGGTCTGCGACCTTGTTATCAATATGCCCGACGAAAGCGATTGGAGACTGCTTGCAACTTATAAGGATGGCGCATTTATGCCAACTGACCCAAGCAAGGAGCTTATCTTTAAGAACCCTGAACATGGTATTGATTACGGCAAGTGTGACTACTGCGGTCATTGGTGTAAGAATGCTTATGTAATCGAAAACGTAAAGACAGGTGAGGAATTACAGATTGGCTGCGAATGCATAAAGAAATTTGGCTTAGGTCGCTTCGATTACCTCTCTGATTTTACTCGCAAACTCTATAAGCTGTATGACTACCGAATTAATTACGCTACAGATAAAGAATATGGTGACGTACTTCTCTGGCGAGGTGGCAAGGATGTGAGCTATAAAGATGCTATCGTTAAGGCTGACCTTATCATGGCAGCTAAGGCTCAATACAACATTTGCCCTATTTATAAAAAAGGCATAAAGCAGGGTATTTCTTATTTCCGCTCAGATACCCTGGAAGGAATCGATACAATTTTGAATAGCAAGAATTTCAAGGTTGATAACGCTTATGTAGAAGCCGTTTGTGAGTTCGGAAAGAAAATCGAGCCACAGTCCGAGTTCGAGAAAGAAATGGTCAGAGTAGCGAATGATTTCTATTGTTATAAAGATGAAGAGGTTCATGCTTTCTTCCTTGTCAAGGCTTATGAGGATAGCTTGAAAACAGTACTGAATATAGAGAAAGGCAATCAGGTCAAGGTCTGCGGAAAGGTAGTTCAGAGACGCTTCGAGGAATCCTACTACGGCGTAATGGAAATCAATACCATTCTTACGGATAAAGGCGTAAAATGCGAACGATACGGAAAAGTTCCTACAACCGAAGAAAATGGCATCAAACGCACCGCATTCTATGCTCTCGTTAAAGGGGTATTCAATGGCAAGATTAGCTTGGATAGAGCAACCAAGAATCCAAAGAAAGGTATTGAGGTCGTAGAAATCTAAAGGATATGAGCAAGCAAGAATTTCTAAGCAAGTGTTATAGCTGTAACGAGTATAATACTTGCTATAATTCAATATTATATAGATTAGGCTGTGGTATTTATCTGGCTTATCTTAAAACCAATAATTATTTAGATAAATGTGAATAAGATATGTATAAAGAAGGCGATATTTTAACATTGGAGAATGATTGGAGAGGAGAACATTGTGTCTTCATCCTACATAAAGTATATAACGAAGATTGGATAGAAGCTCACGCTAAGTATTCTTTCATATTTAAAAAATTAGGAATAGGGGCAGGCAATACCTCTACGAATGTAAAGTACTCTACAGGGTATCTAAGGAAAGCAAATGATACAGAAAGAGACTACTTATTAGGGATAATGAAGGATAAGGGCTATTCTTATGATTTTAAGAAAAATAAACTGCTACATTCATTCAATTATGAAAAAGGAAGAGATTAAGATAAATGAGCATTGTAAGCACTATTTCTTAGGCTTCTGCCATTTCTATTTAGGTGGCTGCTGCTCTGGTATTAAATGCGGATATAAATAATTAAGATTATGGCAAAGTTTATTGAGGTAAAATTTAAAGGGCATTGTACCCTTGTTAATATAGATAATATCGCTTACGTTGAACCTTCACGGAATGGCGATATAGCAACATCTATAAAGCTTAATTGCAAGACCACTCCAACGGGCGGTCAAGTAGTTCTCTGCGAGGATGATTACCACACATTCCTGGGTAGATTGGAGAACCTTACAAAAGTTGAAAAAGCCGAATAGGATATGAGAGCATTTGACGTACTTTTAGCCTTGCATCGCTTGGATATGCGACAGGGCAAGGATTATCTTGAAGCTCCTAAAAAGAATGATTTGGAGCTGAATGTGATAGAAGGTAAACTGAAACGGAATCATTGGTATTGGTGTGACTTCCATAAGCAGCCAATGCTCGGTGAGCCTTCGGTTATCCTCACTCTTGGCGGTGGGGATATTCAATATCTTTATGAAGTAGAAAAGTAAATAAATATAGATTATGTATCAGATAAATCTTGTAACATATAGCACAGCGATAAACGTAAAGAACGCTTCTCGCAAAGTGGTGAATAGAGAAAAAGGAATACTTGGTGGTAGTTTTGAAAGCGTAAAGTTAGCAAGAACTACCTTACTAAAGAAAGTCTTTAGAATGGAAGAATGTCTAATAGATAAGGTTAAACCAAACAAAAATGAAACTTATGTTATAGCTACACTTTTCGGTAACGATATGATAGAGAACGTATTCACAATTATCGAAAGTAATTAATCTATGGCTCGTTTCGCTCTCAGAAATCAGGAGAAGATAAAGCAAGCATTCGGAGAAGAAAGGTTGAATGAGCTTCTGAAAGCACTGAAGCTATATTCAGCCAAGTACCCGAAATGGTCATTGGACGCAATCATCGAAGAGGGTAAGCCTTATCCTTCTTTCGTAGTTGATAAGGTTGCCGTATTATACGTAACTCGCCTGGTGTATGACGTTTATCACGTTGCTTTAAAAGAGTTCTTATAAAGAAAAAGCACCGCCCTCGGAGATACGGATAAGGGCGATGCTGAATGTAAACAGTTGTTTTGTTTAACGTTGTGAGCACATAGGAGATACGCACTCGATACAACAATTAATGCAAAAGTAACAAAAAATATTTGGATATCTGAATATTTCTTCATATATTTGCGAATTATTAACAATTCAAAAGGAGGTCGTATGGAAATACCTGTTAGAGTCAGAGAAGCAATGAAAGATGAAATGAACCGTTATAAAGGCTCTATCATCTTCCTTGGAGTGTATAAGGGGAAGACTGCTTGGCAATTTAATTACTTAGAACCTGTTTGCGTAGGTCTGCCTTCCATATATCTTTATGATGGCAACAAAGTTGATTACCTTTGTGGAGAAAAAGTTTTTTCTATTATTTCACAACTTCAAAAATAGCGGAATGTTTGAGGTTAAATAGTTTGTTGTCAATTCGCATAATACCTCTTCCTTCCCAAATATACCCTCTTATTCCTGCTGCATGCGATTGCCCTCCTTGACATAAAGAAAGGAGGGCTTTCTTTTCATCCATATTAAAGTACTTTTTATAATAGACTTGCGCATCAATTCTTTTAAGAGAACCATCTTTAAAGCGTTGGATAATTGTAGAATGCCCATCTCCTTTTGTATTAGACCATCCTATACACATTTCATACACGCCCTCCTCTCTACATGTCTCATCAATGAATTCTTTGTAGCGTAGAGCTGTCATTTCTTTATATTTCTTCGCATCTTTCCATTCACTCAATTTTACCCATGTTGCTTTAGAACCATCTTTATTGAGCCATTTTTCCCAAGTATGAACACCATGCGAAAGATAATCAACAGCAGGATTCATTGAGTTCCTTGCTGTCACATTAAATCCCCATAATCTTAACATATATGTAGGCGAACATGTAGCGCAATTATCTTGATAACCATTCTTTACTCCACCCAGATAGTTTGGGTTTGCATTCTGCTGGTCTGCACGCTCCCAGTTCATTGGACGACCTTTTAGAATACCAAGTTTTTTTTCGAGTTCTCGGCAATTCCGTATTTGTTCCTCAGTAAATCTATCCCATAGCAACTTATCCCAACGCTCACGGATAGATATACCATCGGCAAAACGCTTATAGAGACGTTCAATGTTTGCTACAGACCAAGAGTTAGGGGATTGTATAGCTTTATATACAGCTTCATATCTCTTAGCAAGCGCACCTGAAAGAATATTCTTTGAATACGTTAGCTTAGAGCGTAACTCGTCCATCTTATCCTCGTATATAGTCATACGGCGATAAGTCCAAGCTTTCTGTATTGCCTTTGCATCACGTTTTGCATGACGAACTTTTGCAACCTCTGCAATAGCTTCCTTAGAAGAAACCGCCTTTAACCCCAATTTTTTGCGGTCTGACGGGCTTAAAAGATGCGCCCAATACTTCGTGTTATCTTGCAAGTGCCAAGCCAATTTACCCCTCATTCCTGCCTTTACGATAGCTTCGGAGTTATCCCTGATGTACTGATTGTACTTTTCGGGCATGGTAAGTACGGCAAAAGGGGATACGTAGTTGCTCATATCCTCGCCAGCCATCAAGCGTTTATAAAACTCCTTCTTTTCCTCGCCTTGTATAGTGATAGGGTCTGAGGTGCAGATACAATTCGAATGCCAACTTCGCCAGTCAAAATCTTTCGGATAGCGACCCTCGAGGTCGTTGCATATATCATCAATATTGTGCAGTGGTGATACGTGAATATACTGACCGATAACGAATGGTTCGTTCTGCCATCGTTCATTTCTTGCCTTATGATATGCGGCATTTATCTCCGTTCTTGCTACTCTGAGAGCATTCTTTCTTGCCGAGCGATAAACACCCATACCTACCTTCTCTAATGGCTCTTCAATGAAGCGCACCTTGCCGTCAATGATTCTACGTCTGCGCCAAGTTACCACATCTTTCTTCTTTCCGTTCTTCTGAACCTTGATGGTATGATAACGGCGATACATCATATCTGGGTCGTTGAGATACTTTCGTATGCTCTTGCCTATTTCCTCTGCTGATGAGCCTTTTCCGATTCCGTCCGCAATGGTGTTGCTCATAGCCATTTCAAACTCACTTTTCGTCTGTTGGCAGTAGTTCCAAACAATCTGAGCAAGATTCAATCCGTTCTTTGCTTTCAAGCGATTAGAAATAAACGTGGCTGCGGCGGTATCTCGTGCAACCCTTATAGCTTTATCAGTAAGCACGGAATAACCGCCTATAACCATTTCATCGTGGTTGTACGCCAATGCAACGCCATCGGTGATGCCACTCTTATAGCAAAGAAGGCTATTCTGATAGTAATCATTAAAGATGTCATCCAGGCGAGCCTTTAACTGCGGAAAGTTATCGAAGTTAAAAAGCGCATCATCTTCGAGCACATCTTCCCCATAGCCAAGAGAGGTAAGCTTCTTGACATAATCGCTGTATAATCTGCCCAACCGCTTGTTATAAACGGCGAACAGATTATTCAGTTGTTCTTTCTGCTGTTTTGATGTGAGCTTCTTTGACATTGTTATTCTTATTCATCTTCTTCATTGGAAACCGATTGTTCTCCACTTGCGGCACTACCAAGTCCTGAAAAGGTTGCTTGCTGCGCCAACGCTTCTTCCTGTTCGCTCTTCATTTCTTCCTCAACCTTATCAGGGTCATCATTGAGAGGGTTAAGCTCTATGGCACGGCGATTAGAGGTAGATTTCGCACCACCATTGGATGAAGTGATGAGTTGCAACAATTCTACATCATTTTTGGGCAGATATGGCTTAAAGACTGGCTCAAAGTCAATCTGCTCAGAAACACTTTGGTCGATGCCCTTAACATAAGCTCCAGTGTTACAGATTCCGTTAGCTACAATATTACAGCGACGAGTAAACATCTCTCCAAACATTTCCGTTTTTAAGTCTGCCTTCATGTAAGGAGCGGTAAACATAAGGCGAATAGCCGCACCCGATGTGTTATTGCCAAGGGTTTTCATGTTCTCAAAGCTTATGTCTGCGACAGATGTAAAAGAATAGATGATATTAAAGAGATATGCGATTTCTCCCTTCACGCTTTCGGGCGAAGAATCCCATGAAAGCACACTCATCTGAGAACTATCACCACCAACGAAAACAGAACCCTGCTCACCCTTCTCAGCAAAACCTTCCAAACGTCCTTTAACAAAGTACTTTGGTGTCCCGAAATAGTCATTAGTATCTCCCCAGTTAGATACACATGTTTCTACTCTCTCTATCGCCCATTGAACATCCTCCCATTCTGCTTGGTCTTGTCTGTAATATACGACAGGTATCTTTGTGAAGCCATGTGGAAGGGCACTTACCATTCTCCACTCTTCCTTTTTGTCATTGATATACTGATAACAGAACCTATCATCATATACATCGAAATGCAACTCAGAATTGCCAAGTTCATCAAATACGTAGTACTCACGAGCAAAACCATCCATAATATGATAATCGTTAAAATGTGGATAGAGCTTGTCGCCTCGTGAAGGACTGAGCAGTTGTACCCGAATATCGCCACGAAGTTTTCCTTCGGTATCGGTAGGCTGATACCATAATTCGGCAGCTTCGCACTCCTTGAAGATGGTGCGTGCAAGTTTCTTGTCGAAGTACTTCATCTTATTATCGTGGAAGCAGTGCATAATGCCATCATATAGCTTCTGTTGCTTGTCGTTCATTTTCTTAATATCAGCACCATGTGCAGTAGCCTTATAGGTAACGGCATTCATAAGCAGGAAACCTACCGTAAGATTGACAAGAGACTTTTGCATTGGAATAGCAATGCGAACGACTTCGACCTCTTTTTTCTTGTACTCAGCCTTTCCTGTAATAGGATTAACTTTCCCTGTAGGAACATTGACTATTTTGTTCTTACGAAATTTCTTATCCATTATTCGATGACTCGCTGGGTTCCATTGCTCTTCAAGGACTGCCAATGGAGTTCTGAAGCCTTGTTTTCTTGCCGTGAGGTATTTATGCACATCACTTGCTTCTGGCATTGATAATATTTCTTGTATCGCCTTCATATATGAATATTTTGTTATAACAAAGGCAAAGTTAGCAAATAGGCATTTTGTATTAAAAGTTTTAAGACTTTCCGTGTAAACAATTAGTTAGACCTTAAAATATTAAAGACTATCTTTTCTTATTGAAGCACAAAGCAGAAGCCGAACATCTTACGGTTGGCGATTGGTTAGTAAAGAATGTAGAACTATCATAAAAATAGGGCAGGGAAGAGAATTTCTTCTCTGCTTTATTTTGTTTTACTCCTTCCTATATGCCAATAATTACACTCGTTGCAAAGGTATGCCGAGTAACCGAACATCCGCTTTTTCTTTATGTATCTTGCGGCTGCTTTCTCATTATCAAAGGATAATTTGGCTACCCCTCTGCTATTATAGTGGGAACGTTTGCGGTGATGCTCCCTTGGTTGTTTGTCGTATATTCGCTTCATAAGCATTTCGATTTTAACCCATCAGACCGAGAATGTCGGCGGCTTGCATTCCGCTACCATAATCACCCAATACCTTTTCAAGGATAACATAACGGGTTGCATCAATACAATTATGTACGAGGATTCCATTAGCAAAGAACTCGTGCATATCCTCTACTTCAATATCGTAAGTAGGCTGCTCATACTCCTTTAGAGTGCTTATATTTTTCGCTACAAACTCTACCACAAAATCGTTTTTTGCTATATTTGTTTGCAATGAAGGTCTCACCACAGTACTCGCATGTTCTTTCTTCGTTATCAAATCCTTTATCTCTTCGCCATTTGCTCTTACATTTATTTGAGCAGAATTTTGGAATACTGAATGTTGTTGTGCGGAATTTACTTCCACAACAGATGCAAGTGTATTCTTTTTCTGTTCGATTTCCGAAGACTTTAAGCCCTTGTAATCTGTGCCATTCTCTTCCTTCTGCTGAATGATGCCATTCTTTGGCTGCTTCTGCTGCTTTGTGCATATTTTTGCGAGCCTTTGCAAGATATGTTTCATCTTGTATATGCTCTTGTGCATGAAGCCGTAGATGCTTTCTTCCCTCAACCAATTCAAGGTTCTCAATGCTGTTATTTTGAGGATTTTCATCTTTATGATGGACGTGAAATCCCTCTGGGATAGCTCCATTATAGAACTCCCATACGTCTCGGTGCAATCTATGTGTACCTCGTGAGAAATATCTTTCTCCATTATAAAGGTGATATTCCTTTCCATTAAAGACTTGGACAGGTAAATCGTGTCGCTTGTCGTAAGTTTCTGTAACTCTTTCCATCCTTTTTTCGTTTTAAATTTGTGTTCAGGCGTTGCCTGTATTTCGATGGCAAAATTACCGAAATCAAACCTAACGACACGTACCAAACGGCATCCTTGTGTAAACAAATGAGTGACCTTGCGATAACCTTTAGAGGTCATCACTTTATCACCAATCTGAATGCTATCTATGCGCTTCAAACCTCCCTCTGTAAGTATTAATGTATCACCCGTAAAGCAATGGTTCCACATATCTATCGGTTCGTTGAGCCACTTGCCCTCTTTATCTTGTCTCCAAGTATAGTTGTTAAACTCCTTGCGAAGGTTGAGAGACTTCGATGTAACGTGTATCTTATATTGTTGCATCTTCATTATACCTGCGTTGATACTTCCAGCAAACTTCTTTACTGGTTTTATATCAAGCCCTGCGTTATATATTTCATCCACAAGGCGAGGGTCGGCACTCTCTGAAATAATCTCTGGTCTGCCTTCAATATCTTTAAGGGTGGCGATTATCTCATCTGTAAGCATGTGTGTCTTATAACATACCTCATTCAGATATATATTATTGCCATAAAGCATCACCTCTACAATCGCTGTACTATCATTGGCGTAGCCAAAATCCATACCGATATATCTGTGTCTTTTTGCTTGTATTGGTACATAATCATCAATGACTACATTTTCAAAGACAAGACCTTCAACGATGGCACGTAATCCCAAACCATAGATACGCCAAAGGCTTGGGTTCTTCCATTTAAGGCTCTCAATCTCAGCAATAACCTTTGGTTCGAGGAAAGGGTTGTCCTTATAAGTGGAAATGAACCAATAGGTGCTTTTCTCCTCGTTTACCTGATTTATCCAATGGTCTTCTGAAAAAGAAGGGTTATAATCAAGGATAGAGAACTCCGTGGTACGCATCTGTAGCTGCTGCCATTCGATGAAAGAAAGCTCATTAGCCTCATTTACGAAAAGTATCTTACGCTTAGAACCACGCACCTTCTGCTCGTTATCTGTGGAGAAGAACTCAATCCAAGAGCCGTTAGGAAATGTATAAACGAACTCCGATTTATTCATGCACTTATCATCCCACCAACCAAAGTTGAGCATTATATCCTTAAAATCGCGATAGACAGTTCGTTTAATGGAAGGCATACCAGCACGAATGATGGAAACGGTCGTTTCAGCATTGTTGAAGCAAAGCATACAAAGGAACTGCACAACGCTATACGTCTTGGCACTACGGCTTGAGCCTTGAAGAGAGCAAGTTGTGAACCCTGCTTCCTTCGCTGCTTTCACCCTCATGTAGTTCTTTGCTAAATATACGTGCGGCATATCTCTATTATCCTTTATCTGCTCTTATTTCTTTATTTCATTAACTGTGACTAAGGTATCGTTGTGCGAACCGCCATGTGCTACGATAAGAATCTCTTTACATACCGCTCCGTTACATTTTCCTATTCCTTGTGTATTACAACCACAAGAAATACAGATACCTTCATTCTTTAATATTCTTGCTATCTCCTTCTTACATAAAGACCAATATTTGGCATTAGAGACATTTACTTCCAATTTCTCTTTACCAAAATCCTTATATAGCAAAGATGCTTGTGTTACACTATAAGGTGGGTTGTATAATACCATATCAGCAGAATTAGATTTCTGCCCTTGAAGGAACTTTAATGCGTCAAGGTGATACTGTGTATCGCAGTTCGGATTTAAGTCATTGCGAATTGTTCCGAGCTTGCAATCCTTTGCGAATGGGTCAATAATAACACCACCTTTATTATATTTATCAAAAAGTTCTTTGATTGGCTTTATACCGAAAGTATCACCACTTGGCATAGCCCATTTTTTCTGTATTTCCATATATTTATTCTCCTATATTTTTATTTGGCTCAGCATCCTTCTTTTCTTTCTCTTTCTGAATCTCAGCGAGAATCTTCTGATACTCTTCATTATTGGTAACAACGTGTACTTGCAATGGGTCTTGCTTAATCTGCTCGCCCTTGCTTGTAAGGTCAATGCGCTGAATCTTTCCGTAGGCTCTATCAATAACCCTTTCGAGTACATCAAGTCCTTTCTTATCAAGTATTCCCTTTGCAATAATGCGTTGCATCATCGGGCGTGACCTATCGGCCAACACCGCCTTTAATTCATCTTCAGGCAGCGCAGCAATATACAGAAATGACTCTGCGATAATCTGAGAGGAAGGAGCTTCGTAGCCCTTCTCCTTCATTTCCTCGATGAATAACGACATCGTCTTAGGCTTGGGTGGTCTGCCCTTTGGGTTGCCAACTCCACCTTTTTTAAACTTCCCTTTTTCAAGGTTTGCAAGCTGTTTTTTACGCTTGCTTTCATCTCTTGATAATGGCATATTAATAGCTTTTATTCCTAATTTATTCCCAACAATAGCTTTTATTTAAGAAAAGCACCTTTATTTTCTTCTTCCTCTGCTGCCATATCTCGGCACATTTTCAGTACATTAAAGTACTCTCCAAGATTATTATTATAGAGCAGCTTTACTATCTGATGCACAAAAGATGACTTACGTCCATCTTGTTGCAAAGTCACTATCTGGCTCGCTGGCATCATCAAAAACTGCTCCATGATTTCAACCTTTTCCTTAGAGGAAAGAAGTTTCTTGGTAGGAAGCAGAAAACCCACTTCCTCCAAGATTCGTGTTTTTACTGACTTAACCTTCATACTTGTCGCCATTTACGAGGTTCATAAACTCAGCCCTCACTTGTGGGTCATCCTTAAAAGCACCTTCAAGGTAAGAAGAGGTCATAATACCCTTCTTCTTTGCGCCTCTGAACTCTTTGCAAGAATGGTGTCCCTTCATAACGAGAGCAATACCAAGTGGTGGATATTCGCTACCGAGAGCCTTTTTCAGCATATCTACGATGTCGTGTACCAATCGCTCCTGTATCTGTAAGCGAGCGGAGCAGTAATCAACCACACGGCCAATCTTAGAGATACCAAGAATCTTTCCCTTTGGGTTCGGAATATATGCGAACCAATACTTGCCCCAAAACCAAACACAATGATGTTCACAATTAGAATGGAAATCACCTTGGTCGATAACCATGTTATCATAAACGATACCATCCTTGCCGTTATCAAAGGTCGTAATCTTTGGTTTCTGTGATGGGTCGTAGCCTCTGAATATCTCTTTCCACATTCTGATAATGCGGTCGGGTGTACCCTTCAAACCCTCACGATTAGGGTCTTCGCCAATGTACTCCAATATGCGGACGATATTATCCTCAACAGTTACCTCGTGCTCATCGGGGAAGATAAGCCAATCATTAGCTCCAACGATACCACCACAGAAAGATACCTTGTCCTTAGAGCGTTCCTTAACGAAGGTAACCGCCGTATCGTAGTTGCTAAATCCCTCAATAGTCTTGCCGCTATCGCAAATGTCATCAACAATAAGGGTTTTAGGGGTAATCTTACGAATATCGCATTCGATACGGATGCCAAGCAACTCAGAGAGCTGAATAGCTGTAAAATAGCCTCCTCTTGGAATAGGGTAGATTGCATCATAGCTTCTACCTTTATCCTTAACCTGTTCAGCCATTGCGCTGATAGCAGTCTTATAGTAATTATAGTCTATCTGTACTTTATTAGAATCTTTCATATTTCCTTATTTATTTTGGTTCTGCTGGCATTTCTCCCAGTACTCTTTATAATCTTGTTTCTCCTCCTCATTTGGCTGACATACCTCATAAGAAGCACCGCATTGCATACAATGATAGAAGTCCACTACTGAATCATCATCCTCGCTGCGGTCACCCGATGAATCCCAACAAATTACCCCCCCACAATAAAAGCAGATAGGGCGATACTTTGTTGGTTTTTTTTTCTTATTCATAGGCAAAATGATTTACTTCACATTGAGAATCTTTTGCTGCTGTAAGGAAAGTTGCCATTTAGGGTTAGCCTCTACGAAAACAGCTGTCTGTTTCAGAATCTCAGCATTCTTCTTCGCATCGCCTGTATCACAAGGCTGAACGTAGTAGTAATCTGCATCAATACCACAATCGGTAATCTCATGCTCACCATCAAAGACAACCTTCACCTCAGTAGCAACCTTAATGATAGGTTCTGCGCCCTTAACGAATAAGCACTTAGGAGAGCAAGTAACCCAGTTGATACCACCTGGAATCTTGTGCGTTCCGTTGGTTTCAATAGCAATATAGTATCCCCAATTATGGAGAAGGGTAGTAAGCTCCTCATCCACCTGTAATGTAGGCTCACCGCCCGTAAAGACAACGAATTTACAATCGGGTGATAGTGACTGAATCTTATCCAGAATATCAATAGCTCCCATTTCCTCATACTTCTTAAAATCAGTATCACAGAAAGGGCACTTTAAATTACAACCCGAGAAGCGGACGAAGATAGCCGCTCTGCCAGCGTGTCTTCCCTCACCTTGGATAGAGTAGAAGATTTCGTTTACTTTATACTTAGCCATTAGAGTGCCTCCTTTCCGTCAATCATCTTATCAACACAATAAACGGCGATATTGCCTTCACTCTCCTGTACCTGTGCCTTGTAGCACTCTGGGAACTGCTCAGTAACCCACTTCGCAATATTCTCAGCGGTAGGATTGAAAGGCAAAAGCTCATTAAGATTTCCGTGGTCGAGACAACCATGAATCTTCTGTTTAAGATGCTTAAAATCCATCACCATACCATCCTCGTTCAGCTTTTCAGCCTTGCAGTAGACAGTAATAATCCAATTATGACCATGAAGATTGGCACACTTGCTTTCATAAGAGAGATTCAGCTTATGACAAGCGGCAATCTCCATTCTTTTTGAAACGTAATACATAATTTCCTTTCTTTTACTTTGTTATTTCAATTTTTATTCTTAATTTTGCGACCGAGAAGAATAAATCGGGTGGGTCAGTACACTGGCTGCTCGATTTCACGCTTATTCTTCAAAGGCAAAGAGGTGTACCTGCTTTGCCGTTTTTTTATCAAAGCTTATGGCGATGAACATTGCCTGATAAGCCAACAACAATAACTTCTTTTAAGTTACCCTTTTCATTTCCTTTTGCATGAGTGAGATACATAGAAATCTGGTCTTTGACATATTCCTTTGTCATAGCCTTAGTGTTCTGTATGAGGATAGCAACCTCTGCTCCTTGCTTTGCAGCACCCTTCAAGCTATTCTCTACCTTATAGGCACTCGCCGAATTGATGGTTTTCATATCCATCACGGAATGCTCTTTGAAGCCATCAGTCTTCTTCGCTCCCGTAATATATGAGTTTTCGCTCATCAAATATACACGATAACCCTTTTTGGCAAGAACTTCTGCGGCATACATTTCCTTGTTGATATTCGGGTCAGCAATCTTATTATGGTCGTTATGTACCACATAATAACCGCCGCTTTTATCGAAGTAGCTATCTTTGTAGTTGCCCGTAGAGACGATGGCTTGAAATTCTAATTCTCTCTTAGCCATCGTCTTAGGGTTACCCGAATAGTTTCGTGTACCTCCGCTTGCCTTAGACATTTACCTCCTCCTTTCTTGTAAACCAATAGAAGAATGGTGTATCACAGATGGCAAGGCAGAATTTAAGAAGATATTGACCGATGATGATACCTATTAACATTGATAAACCTCCTTCTTTCCAAAACCATCCCATACCGATTCCGAATGCAACAATGGCATAGATTGCAGTATCAAATATCTGTGATGTGCAAGTAGAAGCATTATTCCATATCCATCTGTATTTCGTACCATTCTTGCGATATATGAACTTGTTTCTTATCTTATGGAATATATACACATCCCACGTCTGTGAACACGTATATGCGCAAAGAGAACCCAAAACAAACATAGGAGACTGCCCCAATAATGTTTCGTAAGCCTTTTGCATAGATACATCATTTGTAGGTGTATATTGTGTTGCGATAATCAATGCAATAGCAAATAACTGACCTATAAAGCCATAGCGTACAGCTCTGTTAGCCTCTTTCTTACCCCAAATCTCCCCTATAATATCAGTACAGAGGAAAGTAAAGGCATAAGTGATAGCTCCACCCGACAACGCCAAAGGAATGCCAAATAGACTCCACCCTGTATCAATCACCTTGCAGCCCACAATATTTGCAACCACAATACTTATAACAAAGATGACATATATCATCAATAAATTCTCATTAGTCTTTTTCATAAGGCAAATAATCTTGATTCCCTGCGTATTTTTGATAGTCCTTTTTTAAAAGTTCTATCGAAGCACATAAAAAATTAGTATTTTGTTCGTTATTGTATTCGTTTATTTTTTTATACTTCTTCTCACCAACCAATTCAATACATTTACTTTTGTTGAGAGAACTGATATGATGTCCTTTTATGAATCCAAATCTCTTACCAGCAATATAAGTCGTGCTATCTGCCGAGGTGCAGAAATTACATTGCTGTAGAATCTTAAGTTCTGTACATCCAAGCAAATGAATATCAATAGTCGGCTTTTTCTTTTTGATATAAGAAGCTATATTATATACATAGTTCTTTTTGCCAAACTTTCTCAATTCAGGAACAGATATAGCTATATACTCGGAAAATTCTATCAGCCTATCCAAGCCGCTCATTCCATCCTCTAAATGGAACACATTTATTATTCTATTATTCGGCAAGTCATTTCTTAGCTTCTGTCTTAAATCCCATGCCGCTTCTGTTCCGAGAACCTTTTGACAATCGACCTCAACGCAAGTTGCTCCATTATTATGAGCAAGTGTAAATTCAACTAATTTATCATACCATTTATAGATGATTTTTTCATCATGTTTGCCTGCCATAGAACCGAACATAAGGGTAAATAGTCCACTATCCTGTATGCAGTGCTTAGAAACCTTGGCACAAAGTCGAGGTATCTCTATACTTGGATTTGTCATAGTTCTTAACGGCATTATAGGAGATTTACCCTTGCCGAAAATCATTCTCTCAACGAAAGGGAAAGCTGTGTATAGAGAATATCTTACTCCAAGTTCCCTTACTGCAAGGAACTGGTTTTGTACCTCGCAAGCAGCAAAATGAACCTTAATATTATCGGGACAATGAAGCACCTCCATAATCATCCTCCTTTACCTCTGCCTTAGTGCAGCTTTTATACTCTTTTATTATCAACTCAGCAATCGTCTCGCAAGACATATCACCGAACTCACAAGGAAAACCAAATCTCTTGGTGAGCATCTTTTCTATTACGTGCTGCTGCTCATTGATTTCAATCTCACGCTCATTATGAGATACCTTAAATTCACAACGAATAACAAACATATGTCTGTGTCTTGCACTTAGGTAAGCACAAAACTCGGGTGCGTTAGGGTAACGATGAAAACCCTCTATCGCATTGTATGTAAGAACCTTTCTTTTCATATTAGTTAATTTTCAATGTACCATACTCATCACCGAGAGATTCGGTAATCTTTTCTTTGATTTCATCTGCCTTTTCTGCAAATGAAGCATCAATAGTGATAGTGATTTTTAAATCCTTAGTTTTCTCCTCTTTATCGTCTTCTGTATCGAAAAGACCATCAAGGGTATCGGTATCTGATTCGCCTGCATTAAGGAAAGATGTATTTACGCCCCAATCATCAAGGTCTTCAATTTCCCATTCACCATTGGCAAGCTCATCCCAATCCCAATTACCAGCTTGCACGTTATCCTTGATAGCATACTCCTTGATTTTCTCAATAGGTGTATCTGCTTTAAGGATGACACAAGGGATGGTATCGAACTCGGAATGACCATCAAGGCGAAGCTCATTGGCGACACGAAGACGCATATTACCGCAGATAGTGACGTAGTTACCATTATCCATAGCATAAACCATCAATGGTTTATACTCCAAAAACTCAGGGCTATCTATTAAAGACTTCTTTAATTTTTCACCTTCATCATCATGTAACCATCGAGGGTTTTTCGACAAACCTTCAATCTGCCCTTCGTTATATTCAAGCTTTGTAATGTCTATCATTTCACGGAACCCCAATTTTACAAGAAGCTCATCCTTTGCGATGGCTGGGTTCTGTGATATTTTCTTTAATTTTGCCATAACTTTACCATTTAATAATTATTATTGCAAAGTTACGGAGATTATTAATGTCTTAATAGCGAATAATAACTTCTGTATAAACAAATTAATTTAAACTAATAATTTCTTATGATTATTTTTAGACTCTATTCTATTTATACAAATAAGAAAAGCAGCTACCTATCACAGGCGGCTGCTTGTAGATAAAATAGTAAACTATTATTTTAGGTAACCAAATCTTAACTAATACAATTATTATTACAACACATTTAAAACCTGATGCAAAGGTACAAAAGAAAGCGAGATACAGCAAATAAATACCATATCTCGCATAAACAACTCTACTTACTCTGTATTTGTTTAGAGTTTTCAGAACGGAAATCCTCTAACTGATGTGTAAAAGGTGTTATTTTATCAAGTTGTTTCTTTACAGAAAACTCTTCACCCGAAAATGCGATGCCTTCATGTATCTTTTGTAAGGCTGCGAGTTTTTTCTTTGTTGTAACAACGGGATTTATATAGATACAATTATTCTCTTGGGCGAACCGCCGACATGTATCGCCACCTCCGTATATAACAAAAAGTGGTTCTTTCCCATTCGCCCAATCCTTTGCGATAGAATACTCGAAGGCAAGATTATTCAGCCTATCTGAATATCCACGAGTAGCGAAAGCACGCCATCCACGAGGTACGCCTATCATATTGAGCTGGTAGAATTTCTGAGCAACGTTGAGGTCTACGAATACACCGATACCTTTGCCTTGCATACAACGGGCAATCCAACGTTTCTTATAGATAGCCTGCAAGCCGAAAGATACTGGCATTTCATTATAGAGCGAAAAATTCGGTTCAACGATAACGGCAGGATGATGTTGCAATATCTTTTCAGGGTGCTCGTAGATAGCTGAGAAGCGGTAATCATCGGTATAGAAGTGTAAAGAGCCAGTTCCGTAAAGATTAAAGGTTCTTCTCTGCTCGCCAAAACAAAGGAAAGGAGTTTGACACTCCTTGGCTTGCATATCAATGTCGAGGGTCGGGATTTCTAAGTCATTGTCCGTTGGGAAAAGTTGGTCGGGAAGAATCATTTCATAATCATTTCTTTTCATTTTCTTGCATTGTTTAATATGTTAATAATTTGATTGTATATAGTTATTGTATATTTATCTTTTGCTTGTATGTATTGTAGATATTTCCTTGCCTGATTGATAATATTTGCCCTTGTACGACAGAGTAAGCGAGCCGCACGGTCTGGATGAATACAATAATCCCTGCTGATAAGGCAATACAGACCTCTTAATGTGTTTAGTTTTACACTTTTAGAGGTCGAGCATAATTGCATAAATGTTACATCACCTCCTTTGCATACCGCTTTCATAATTTGGTCTAATATCTCGTATTGTTGGATTTGATTATATACCATATCTCTTTATATTTTAAATTTGTTGAACTAATAGGTTTTATGTTGCAAAAGTAATAAAAACCTTTAATAAGTCATTATTAACTATTAATAAATTAAAAATAATTAATAATAAACTTGCAGATTTCAACTTTTATTATTAATTTTGCGGTGTGTTTAAGATATAACACTAATGCTTAATGAGCTTATGGGGAGCTTATCAAGTGTATGATTTTGGATTTACGTGAGGTTGCAAAACCTACTAAATACGGAGCAGCAGAGAATCCCCATTTCTTTGCTGCTCTTGATTTTTTAAAGCATCATGGAGATACGCAGAAAGATATTGAACGATATGTATTGCAATCCCGAACTAAGGAAAGCAATCGCATTCTCCCTTTTCATAAAGACAAGGGTCAAATCTTCTGCCGTGCAAAGATGGAGCATCAATAAGCTTCATGAAATCACGGGAGTAAGTGCCTGTGCTGTCCGCAAGCGCATTGATACCCTGAAGGCTTTGAGATTGATTGAGTTCACTGGCAAGAATAGTCGTTGTCTTGTCTTCAAGTCTTTAAAAAGTCATACCTCTCATAGGAATATTCTTATCCCGAACATCGATTTTATTTCTAATAACGATTCTAAAAAGAATGCTTATGCTCAAAAAGTAAAGTTCATAGAAGATACCCTGTCTACTATGCTTATCATTGATGTACAGAATCGAAAGAACTACGCTAAGCAAATGATTCAGCAGTCTAAGTACCCTAAAGGCTTGAAAGAGTTGAAGGCGGCCAAGAAAGCTTGCAATCGTTTTGGCTATGGCGATAAGTTCAGAGAGAATGGTATATCATATAAGTATATAGCTAAGAAATTAAGCGTGAGCGTACAGAAAGCCTTTGATTTAGTAAAATTTGCGGTTAAAAACGAGATTTTATGCAAATACAGAAACATAGAAAAACGTTTTTTATCCTCTATTAACTATATAAAGGATATGATACTCAATAACTATACTTATACCAATGGAGGGGTTGTCTGTAGAGTGTATGCCAACACTTATGAGGTTAAGGCTGGCACGCCTTCGGCTCGCTTCGCTGGTATGGTATATAATTAGATTATAAAAAACTAAGATTTTTGTTTAATAATTAAAACATAGGAGATACAAAAAATGATGTCAGAAAAGCAATATCGAGTAGCCCGAAAGGGTATTGTCGAGCAAATTAAGTTAGCTCAGAAATTACATTGTGTCAACCTTGAGAAGAAGCACAAAGCCGCGTTAAAGAAGTTGGAGATGCGTTTCTTAAAACCCGACGCAACGGGTTGTTTTGATTGGGGAGCAAGGGTATCGAGTAGTTATTATCACATATAATTAGTAAGGTCATGGTAATAGTAAATTTTGAAATTGGGAATAAAGAATTTGAGGTACGTTCTATACGTGAATCAGGTTATCCACCAACGAATAACGAGCGTGGCTCTATGCTGGTTGAGTATGATGTAACGACTTTCATGAATGGTCAGCCAATGACAAAGAAGTTCAATCAAAAGAAACGAGTTTTCTTTGACCTTGAAGGTAATGTTTATAAGGATAAGAAGAGCAACAAGGTGTGGTTCAATTTTTATAAAGCAAGTTAATGATTATGGAAGCAAAGTTTAATATAGCGGAAATTCTTAAAGATAAACCGCAAGGAACTAAATTGTACGACTGGTTGTATAATAGAGATGTAGAGTTAGATACAATCAGCACTACAGATACAGAAACAGTAGTTTGGTGTACAAATAAGACCGATAATAATACTACTTGCCATCGTGGTTATTCCGAATTTGGTACAGTAAGAGGATGTCCTGATGGTTTACAGATTCTTTTTCCTTCAAAAGAAATGCGTGACTGGCGCAAGTTCAATTGGAAGAAAGGTGATGTCTTGGTTAGTAAAGATAACGTGCATATTATCTTTGAAAAGTTTGAAAATGATGCCTACACAAGATTTAAAGGAAAGCATTATCTTTGGAAGGAATGTGACGAAGAAGACTACGCAAAAGAAGAAACATATATGTTAACTTTTGTATTTGAAAAAGCCAACGATGATGCAGCTCAGACTTACATCAAAACCATCGAGGAAAAATTGGGTGGCAAACTCAATCGTGAGACTTTGGAGATTGAGAAGACTCAGCCAGAGTTCAAGGATGGAGATATACTTGCCTCTACGAGTAGCCTTTTGGAAGGAGATTATGTTTTTATTTTCAATGGATATGACAACCATAATGACCTTGGTTACTATGTTGCGGTTGATAATGATTCAGATAATTTATATTTTTCATGTGGTAACGTTTGGTGTTATAAAGGTGATGCCGTAAGATATGCCACAGAAGAAGAAAAGCAGCGGCTCTTTGAAGCTCTCGCAAAGGAAGGCAAGGCTTGGGATGCTGAGAAGAAAGCCATTGTTGATTTGAAGCCGAAGTGCGAGTTTAAGCCATTCGACAGATGTATTTGGAAGATACGGAATTGTGAAGGCTCTATATGGCAAGCAAGTTTCGTTTCTTATGTTGATGAGTATGGTGCTATTCCAATGGGTGTGTCTATAGATGAAGATTTGGTTAACTTAATTATCCTTCCTTATAATGAGGAGACAGCTAAATTGATTGGTACAACAAATAATTGGGAGGGCTAATTATGGGCAATGAAGATTTAACTAATTGCATACCTTATTATCTCCTTCCAAAACTAAAATGCGTTGATACCCCTAAAGATGGAAAGACAAAACGTAGAGAGAGAAGAAAATTATTAATTAGAAAAAGAAAGGGTAGATTATGAATGATGAAAGCATAGATGTTAACATTAGTTTTATCAATACTGATTATTTCTCAGTATCTGTAAGGGATGGGTATATTTCAGTTATTGGTAGAATAACCAAGTCAGAGTTAGAAAAATTTATAAAGGCTCAATATTTCGAGATTAAAGAGATATTGGATAAAAATAGTAAGAAAGGAAGATAAATATGATAGACGATAATATAGAAGAAGTTGCACGACTTGACGATGAAGAATACTACGATAGTTTATCGGATAATGATAGATGCTTCTTCGAGTATGGTTTTAGACGTGGATATAATCGAGCTTTAAAGGATTTGTGGCATCCTGTTAGCGAAAAGCCAAACATTAAGCAAGGAGAATGTTGCGTTACATGTTTGGTTAAGTTCAAAAATGGAAGTACGGAATTATGTGTATATTTCCGTAATCCAGACGGATGGGTATGTGATGATATGAGTCCTAAAGATTTTAAAAGAAATTTTAAGGGATGGCTCTATATTGATGATTTACTACCAAAGAAAGGGGTCAATCATGATTAAACCAGTTACTATGTATTCTGTCGTATGTGACAGATGTGGGATGATTTTGGAGGATGGTGCTATTTGGTAAGACAAAAGTGCTGCATTATAATTTAGTTTTAGATATGGCAAGATTTGAAAAAGGCAAAAAGTACGAGGTAGTTGATGCCGAAAATGGAGATTGCATTGGGTGCTGCTTTAATAAAGATGGTTGCACCTTAGATATAGATATTCCTTGTAGGAAAGAATTTATTTACAAAGAGATTAAAGAAAATGACAATGAAAGAGTTTAAAATTATTGTAACTTCTATCACCTATTTGTTGATTGGTGTATTGGAAGCATATTGCTACTATTTATTTAGGGCTAATGCAATTATAGCTCTAGCTGTAATTACTCTATTAGGGTTCGTTGTAACTTTTGGAATTGTGGTAATAAAAGAAAATTAATATGAAAGAACTTAAAGTTGGAGAAAGAGCAACCATTACTCTTGAAGCTGTTGAACAGGATGGTTGCGATGGTTGTTTCTTTGGCATTGGTGATACATGTCATAACCCGACCATGAATGGTTTAGTAGATGGGTTTAATTGTAAATCAGAAGACCGTTCTGACGGAAAGGGTGTAATCTTTAAAAAAGTTAAGAAGCAAAAAAGAAAAATGAAAGAAGACAAATATTCATTAAAGATAAGCCGTAACTTTGGTGATACTACTCTTGATGGTTATCCAATAAAGACGAAGTGATGTACGTCAAGTCAACAATAAAAGTGAAGCTGAAGAACAGAAAACAAAAGAAGAAGTTCAAAAGCCAGTCTTATAGAATGAGAAAGGTTGCAAAAGGTGAGTATGAAGTAACAACGTACTGCCCATTTAATATCAAGTTGTTCTCAAAGATAATGAGCTTTCTTGAAAAAAATAAAAATGGCGAGTTTTGGTTTAATATAGATAAAAAGTAAAGCGTATGTTGTACGAAGCAAAACAAGGGACAAAGGCTTATGAATACATTAAGAGTATTCTCGATGCTGAATTTGAAGAGTATCAAGCCTACATGAAACGAGTAGAAGAAGCTGTAGGCTTTGAGGTTGAAAAATATCAAGGTTATCAGCCTAACCACACCATAAATAGGATGTATGAGGTTACTGCTATATGGGTTTCTTCCGAGCGATACGAAAAACTTGATAAGAAGGTATGGAAGAAGGTTGATGGTAAAAAGCTGGAAGATGGCTATTATGTAGCTATTGCGCCTAATAAGCGATGTAAGCAAGGTAAGGCAATAGCCGCAGTACTTACATCATATAAGTCCTTTACCCATCATTTCAAGGTATTGAAGGAACTGAATATAGAAGTTCCGAACACCAGACGATTTTCCATCACACAACTTTTACGTCATAAAGACCGCATTTTCGTTTACTTTGATGGTAGCATCAGAGCTGAAAAGCAAAATCCAGACTTTGTGGAAATCACGATTGGAGAGTATGAGGATTTCATTAATAGCAAAGATTAAAGCGTATGGAAGTATATGAATACAGAATCGTAAAAATAGAGAAAGGTCTTTTTCTCATCGAGTATAAGACCGCTCCTTACGGAGTTTGGCATGAAGTTGAAAACAAGCAGTTCAAAACTAAGCCAAAGGCAGAAGCTTGGGCAAGAAAGAACTTTAAAGTAAAGGAGTAAAGCGCATGAGTGGATTATTATCAATGATTGGTATGCAAACTGAACTGGAATACCAAATGGGTGATGATTTCCCTTTTGGTCTTCCACGTGTTAGATATAATGTTCCGAAAGGCAACATTCCATCCGACAAACAGAAGTGTCAGCCAAAGGCGCAGCATGAGTTCACAATCAAGGGTGTTAAGATTATGGCAGCTTCTAAGAAAGATGCTATTAAGAAGTACAAACATTCAAAAGGAAAGTAGTATGGTAATAAATTTTAATCCTAAGTATATACCAGGAGATATTGTGTATAACCACAAAAAAGAAATAATAAGAATTACAAGTTCTTATTTAAAAGGTACTAAATTATTCTATTATAGAGATGGAGATTATGGTTGGATTAGAGAGGATGCTATAAAACCAATCCCACTTACTCCAAAGATTTTAGAGAAGAATGGATGGAAGAAAGAAGTGATGAGCAGAGGAGTTACGAATAGTCATTGGGTATATACAAAACCTGATATCGAAGAATATGGATATTTTCCTATCTACATAGAAAAAGGTATCGGAGATGAGTTTGATGTATATCCGTTTACTGACAACAATGTTTGTACACAAATTGCATACATTAAGTACGTTCATCAACTCCAGCACCTTCTCTTCGGTCTTGGAATTAATCACGAAATGGAGGTGTAGGTATGGATGCAATACATCAAGTATGTAAATACTGCAAGCACGCAAAACCAACTGGAACAGATTTGCTTTATTGTGAGATTTGGAAACAGGAGGTTTGTGAACATGAACGTTGTGATGGAGATTTAGAAAATCATTTTGATGTTTAACGCCTTCGGGCATAAATTTAAAAATATGATAGAAATAGAATTATACAACGAATTACAGTATGCAGAAGGTTGCTTAAAGATATTGGATTCACAAATATCAGAGCTTCGCAAAAAGAAGAATGATATAATGAACGACTTTCTAAGTTTGTTACCTTTTCAGGAAGGTGACAAGGTGAAAGATAAAGATGGCAATATCTTTATCATAGAACATCTAAAAGATGCTATGTCTCTCGGCAAGAATGAAATTAAGGTTCATTTTCTTATTCGCAGAATAAAGAAAAACGGAGAACCTTATCAATACGCAAACGAAGCTTGGGGAATTGATTATTTTTCCCTTGAAAAAGTGGAAGAGTAACTAACCATCCTGTAAAGGATAAATAAGATAGTAATATGAATATAGAACAATTAGAACGTGCTAATCTTTTAGCTAAAAGTTTAATTCCAAAAGTGGAAAGGCTAACAATGCCAGATACTACTACTAAGGCAACTCTTGGAGAGTGCCTTTATGGTTTGCTCAAATGCGACAAAGAGTTCAACGCTAAATTCTCGCAACTTGTATCAGAAACAGAACAGAGATTTCAGAAAGAGTTTGACGAGCTTTAGTAACTAACCATCCTGCAAAGGATATAAATATAAGTAATATGATTAAAGCAGTTCCAGACCCTACGTTAGAATGTGTAGGATGTGTATTTGATGGTAAGTTTGAATGTATTACAAAACCATGTTGTGCAGACCCAAACAATCCCGTTAAGTACATTGAAGAAACAGAGTAATTAACCATCCTCTCCTTGGTAACAGGGAGAGGGTAAAAAGAAGAGAATATGAAGAAAAGGATATTAGATATGTGCTGCGGCTCACGTATGTTTTATTTCGACAAGCAAGACCCCAATGTACTTTTCGCAGATATAAGAGAAGTTCATGATACTTTGTGTGATGGCAGGAAATTGGATGTGATGCCCGATATAATTGCCGATTGCACTAATTTGCCATTTGAAGATGAAGCATTTGATATGGTAGTTTTTGACCCTCCTCATCTGTTAAAAGTAGGTCAGAACTCCTGGCTATGCAAGAAATATGGCAAGCTGCCCGAAAACTGGCAAGCATTCATCAACGACTCAATCCACGAAGGTATGAGAGTACTAAAAACAAATGGAACGCTAATATTCAAGTGGAACGAAAATCAGATAAAGGTTCACGACATACTCAATGCGATTACTGATTATAAGCCGATATTCGGGCATCGCACTATGTCTAAGAATCAAACTGTTTGGATGGCGTTCTTAAAGTAATTATAATAATACAAAGAGCTGGAGGATTGATTATGACAAGAGAAGAAGTGAAACAGCTATTGCCTATTTTGGTAGCTTTTGCCGAAGGAAAGGTAATTGAGTGTAGGATAAAACCAGGAACTATAAGCGCCGGTATTCCGAATGAATGGACCGAAATGAAAGAAATTGGTTTTTGGAATGGTATAGAGTACCGTATCAAACCAGAGCATAAGTACAGACCTTTTGCGAACGCAGAAGAGTGCTGGCAGGAAATGCTAAAGCATAAGCCGTTTGGATATACGTATGATATGTTTAATAATATAAGAGATAGTATCACAAAGGTGGCTACTACTGGTGTTTCGTACGATTCGCCAACTGTTGTTATATCTTTCGAAGAGGTTTTCGATAGATTTGTTTTTGCTGATGGAGTTCCTTTTGGCGTAAAAGTGGAGGAATAATATGGCTTGGTGTTTTTGCGATAAGACCGAGATTAAAACCAAAAAAATTATGGAAGAATCTTTAGCTAAAAAAATAGATGCTGCGATAAAATTACTTCAGTCAACTTGCAAAGATGAAGTTGTTGAGCTTTGCTACTCGGGTGGTAAAGATTCAGATGTAATTCTAAAGCTCGCTAAATTGGCAGGTATTAAATATCGTGCTATATATAGATGTACTACAATTGACCCTCCAGGAACCATTGCGCATTGCATCGAAAATAATGTAGAGATTATAAGGCCATCAAAATCATTTTTGAATCTTATTAGAGAAAAAGGATTTCCAACCAGAAGAGCAAGATTTTGTTGCGAGAAACTGAAAGAATACAAAATTTTGGATAAGGCAATACAAGGCATAAGAAGATGTGAAAGTTATAAAAGAGCAAAAAATTACAAAGAGCCTACAATATGCAGAATATATGGTTCTAAGAAAAATTGCGTTGAAGTTATATTGCCGATATTAAATTTTTCAGATAAAGATGTCGAAAACTTTATAATTGAATACAAGATTAAATTGCATCCATTATATTACAATGCCGATGGTAGCTTAAATATAAAAAAAAGATTAGGTTGTATGGGTTGCCCATTAGCTACTGATAACGGATTGTCAGATTTCAGAAAATACCCATTACTTGTTAAAGCATGGATAAGAAATGGCTTAATATGGTGGAATAACCATCCAAATGCAACTTGTCATAAGAAATACGAATCTATTTACGAACTTTTTGTATCTAACGTATTTTTCAAATCGGTGGAAGAAACAAAACTTGCTGTTGATGGTGGTTTCTTCGGAGAAAAAATTGACTGCAAGAAATTTCTTGAAGATTATTTTAATATTAAATTTGAATAAAATGGCTTGGTGTTTTTGTGATTTTTGTGATTACAAGGATAAATGTAAGTTCTATCGAAAGGTAGTTGTTTGTCCTTATTTGAAAGAGGAGGAATAGTTATGGAAATTGATGAAAAAATAAATGAAATAATTCAACAAGCAAAAGAAGAAGGAGCTTATAAGGAAAATTTTGACGCATTTGAACAAGAGATATATGACCAAGGTTTTTATAATGCAATTTATTTCATGCTGTGGAATCCAAGCGAGCGAAGTTGTTCTAATTGTCAGTATCAGCACAGTAGACAGCTATGTGGGGAAGAGTACTGCGGGGAAAAATACTGGAGTCCAAAATTGGAGGAATAGTTATGGATAAAAACGTTTGTGATAATACATTAGTCTTTGGCAGCTGTTATGTTAGAAGCTGCATTGAGGTTCCTTCTTTGACTGCTGGAAGAGCTAAATGGAAGGCTTTTTATAAAAAGTTTCCTTGGTTAAAAGGTCAATCTTTTTATCTTAGACGTTCATGCTTCTGGGATGGTGGTGAAAGGAATTTAAAGGCAATAAAGATTAAACTCAAAAAGATATAGTTATGACAAAACCTTACAGAATCAGACATAAGGCTAGTGGATTGTACTACCAGCCCGCAATCAATCATAGTAATCTTTCCAAGAAGGGAAAGGTGTACATGACAAATAATTCGCTATTGATGTTAAATAATAGCTATGATTATATAGCTATTAGTGTTAGAAAAGGCACGAAGGTACATGATATTTTAGAAAAGGAAATGCCCTTAAAAGGCGTAGAATCTTTTTATGGAAAAGCAGTTTGTTATCGTGTTCCAAAGAGTGAATTTGAAAAAGAAGAATTATAGAGTATGAAACCAGAAAATATCAAGTTTAAGGCAAAACGTTTAGATGATAATTCTTGGGTGTTTGGCTACTTCTACGAGGAGAATGGTAATACATACATCATCGAAAATCGTCAGGAAGAAAGTATGTTGAACAGAAATATCACTTATGAAGTTGACCCTTCTACAGTCTGCCAGTTTACGGGGATGAGAGACAAGAATGGAAAGGAAATTTGGGAAGGTGATTATCTCACTCCACTAAATGATTCAGAAGCGATGAAAGTCATATTCAAAGAAGGCTCATTTGGCTTTGATACTAGTTATTATGGAATGCGTTTTCACCCTCTTGCACAATATGATATTAGAGAAGGTAATAAATTAGTTGAACTAATACTTATAAATAGAAAGGAAGGTGAGAAATGAAGAAGTATGAGTATATGGTAACTTCAATAGTTATCAAGAAAGCTGATGAGATGGCCAAGGTTCTATCTGATAAATTTAATCAATACGGCTATGATGGTTGGGAATTAGTACAATATAACCTAATACCACCATCTGCATTGGTAACAGCATCTACGATACCTTGTTGCGGTTCAATCTATATACTTGCGACATTCAAGAAAAGGTTAGAGAAATAGCATATGAAGAAGATAAGTTTTAATCTCAAATATCTTATAACCAAATACGATTGGTGCTTTTATTTCATTCCAAGTTTAATCGTATGGAAGCCTTATAGTGGTGTTTATGAAATTAATGTAGCCTTTCTGTTTTGGGAGTTTAATATTAAATATCAATTAAAAAGAAATAAGAAATGAAGAAGGAAGATAGAATCAAAGTTTGGGAGAAATACGACCATCATTGCGCATACTGCGGAAGAAAAATAAAACTCGAAGATATGCAAATCGACCATTTCATTCCTAAGAATCGTGGAAACTATTCACGTTGGAGTGATAATGAAGGTAAGTATATCGTTTCTCATGGAGAGGATAGTATGGAGAATTATATGCCTTCTTGTCGAGCTTGTAACTTTCGAAAGCGAGATATGAGTATAGGGCAATTTCGTGAAGCTATCAAGGAACAGGCGAAAGGTTTGCTTAAAGGTGCTGCAAAGTTTCAGGTAAGCATGAGTATCGCTTATGGTCTGCTCAACCCTGCTTTTGACAAGCCTATAGTATTCTATTTTGAGAAGTTTAAAAAGAATGATAAAAAGTACAACAAATGAAAGAATATAAATATACAAATAAAGAGGGAAAACCCATTCCAAAATATAAGAATGGTGATGTTGTTTGGTATATAGATAGATGGTTTGAACATCCGCAACGCTGTATTATAAAGGGATGCTGCAACGTATCCTGGTTCGAGGGAAACAAGTTTAACCCTTCTGGTTGGAGGATAAATTATAAATACAAACCCGACTATTGTGAACGAACTAAACAACATACAATTAGAGAAGAATCACTTTTTGATACTGAGCAAGAGGCTTTAATTGCATTGTTCGAGGAGTTTAAAGATAACGTAAAAACAAAAATAGACTTCTTTAGCAAAGAGGCAAAAAGGTTAGGCATAAAACAGCAGTTGTTATTACAATAATAAGAAGGGTAGGGCAAAAGCTCTACCCTCTCTTATTATATAGAACATAATCAATAACCTTTCGGTTAGCTTCATCAATTAGTTGTTGGTCTTTGCGCACATATATAGAGGTTATTCTATGACCACTCTTATGCCCAAGGCAGTCAGCGATAACGTCCATACTGATACCGATTTCATAAGCAATAGTGGCAAAAGTATGTCGAGCCCAATATGTTGTAATTTTCGGAATACCTATCTCTTCGCATATTTTACCGAGAACCCGATTTGAAGATTGGTCGAAACTAAGATACGAAGCATCGCTGTCAAAAGGTATAAGTAAGTGGTTTTTACCTTTATATCTGTTTATAATTTCAAGTGCTTCTGGCTCTACTTTTATATTATAATAAGTGCCAGTTTTAGCTCTTCGGTATGTTATTCTACCATTATCTATTTCTTTTAGCTCAGATAAATCCTTGATGTTAATTCCCATGAGAAAGAAAATTAAAAAGAATATATCTCTGTGCTTTGAGCGGATTGGGGATAGCTCTACATTATATAATTTTCTTAATTCCTCAACAGTTAAAGAACGCTTTTTTGTTTCTTCCATTCTGATTGGATACATACTGAAAGCATACTCTTTTACCAATCCCTTTTTTCGTGCAAAATTCACTACGGCACGAATATTCCTTAATCTTACAGCAATAGTATTCTTTACGTTTTCTTTTTTTAGAAACTCGCTGAAATTACTAAGCCATTCTATGTCTATATCTTCAATTCTTAACTCATCATAATCGCAGAATGATTTTATCCTATTTTCTGTTGCGATGTACAACTTCTTAGTTGATTCGCTATCTTTTTTAGAAATAAAATCTGCCATTTGTGTTTTAAAGAGATGATTTTCGTATTCCTCTTTGCTTTCGTCATTAGAAAGATAAAGTGATAGCTTTTTGTTTGAAAAATAGCGCAATTTTCCTTCCGCTTGCAACGTGATTACTTTATCATTGATATCTGATAGGCGTTTACCAAGTTTAATGTTTAAAATTCGTTTGTTGGGTAAGTTTTTGACTTTTTCATTTTTCGCATCCCAATCATTCTCATTTAATTCATAACCTGTTGGTATGTAGATTGCTTTATCTTTGCGAGCAATTTTAAACTTTAACGGAAACTTTCCGTTATTCAATCTTCGCCTTTTGTCTAATTTGATAGAAATTTTAATCATTATTATGTCTCCCTTCTTTTGCACGAAATTTGCACGTTTAAAAATAAAAAATAAAATGCAATAATAGATTATGCTAATCTAATATCTTATCATTGTCTTAATACATAAGCGATAATACCGCTTTGTACAGACTTTCTTGTTGATTTTATTCTGTTAATGCGAATATTTTTTGAAAATTGGTACAAAATTACATTATTTTTGCGTCAAAATCGAATAAAACTACAGAATTTCTTTTCCCACTCACATTTTTTTGCTATTTTTGCACCACTATTCAGCACTTTTAAAGGAAAATCAGTAATAAAAATACCATCAGCAGATAAGAAATAGAAAGACGGCATCATCGCGCTTGCCGAACCATGCAAAAAAGTGAGAATATAAAGTACAATAATTAAAATATAAAAAGTTTATGTAGTT